ACTTAGCTAATATGGCTATGGCTAACTCTCAGTTTGTTCATGTATACTCTATTACTGGTAAAGAAGATAATGTATTCATGAAACGATTATTAGATAGTGGAGAACTTAATCAAGTACAACAAATGCTATATACTCCATGTGATGTAGAATTCAATGCATTTGTTAAGACTCCATCTTCATTCAATACAGTAGATATATTCTTAGCAGAGATTGGTTTGATTAGACCTACTAATAAACCTGACTGGGATAATATTGGTAAGAAGTATTCGGATATGTTTAACTCTAATATATGGTTAGACGACACTCTAGTGATAGATGGTACTGTAAGAAAGTATTATTCTATTAAACCTAGAGTGGAAGTCCATCTTAAATATATGAATATGCTTTATAATAGAACTCAGTATACGTCTACAGTTAATAAGTTAAACAAGCAAGACTTAGATTCATCTAATGTATCTTACTTTGACTTTAATAAACTGAAGTAATATATTATAGTAATGACATATGGTTTATATTTATAATAGGAGGATTGAAATATGCCATCACAACTAACACCAGGTAATCAGGAAGAAATTAAGAATGCAACCCAGCCACCTTATGAACAGTTTGAGAAATGTCAAAGAACTACTTGTGTATATCGTAATGCTAATGGTCGTTGTATTTATGAGACTTGTGTATTTGATAACGAAGAACCAGTACATGTAGACCAATGGGACTTTGAATGTCAGTCTTGCCATAAGATTGAACAACGTCATGTACGTGATATGAAGATCATGTTTTGTGATAGCTGCTTAGCTCGTATTAGAAAAGCAGAGCAATTACCATTCCACTGTGTATTCTGTGGTAAATCCCAAGGACATCCATCAAAGATCATGTTTAGTGGTATCTGTGATGAATGTTTTGCTAAGATAAATAGAAGTATTCATTGTAAGAACTGTGGTAATTCATAATGGAAAATAACTTTAAGTTAAGATATAGACCAGCTAGTGCTGAAAGTATAGTTGTAGCTAACTATATTAGATATGAGACATTAGCTGAGATCACTAATACCGTATTTGCTGGTAGTGATGCAAATGTATTGAATATTTATATCGATCTATATCAGCTATTTAGAAAGATGTATAGATCTGATGTATCGGTTGGTAATAGATCATCTGTTGCAGCTGCAGTAGTTAATATGTGTATCCACTACAGAGCTTTCTATAAGAAATATNGAAAGATGTATAGATCTGATGTATCAGTTGGTAATAGATCATCTGTTGCAGCTGCAGTAGTTAATATGTGTATCCATTATAGAGCTTTCTATAAAAAATACTATGGAGTTCATACACGTATATATCTAATGCAAACATCTGGACCAATGAAGATGAATGAGAAATTCTATCCAGACTATAATCGTAGCAATATGGAAAAGATGATTATGGCAGATATGATTACTACATTCATGATTCAGAACTGTGCTATTCTAAAAGAGCTATGTAAATATCTCCCAGATATCTATTACATTGAAGGACCTTTCGAGACTTCAGTCATGATTTATGCAAATATCATGGAGAGAAAAGATAATAGTCCTAATATTATTATCTCTACTAGCACTCTACAGTATGCTGTACCAGTATTTGCTCAATCTCAAACTGTAGTAATTGATCATACATGGGTTGAAGGTGGTATTAGATATAGAGTTGTAGATAAAGGTAATGCTTTAATAGAGCTCTTAGCTAAACAAAAGCTATCTGATAATACTATCAAGAAGTGTTTAACTATTAATCCAGAGTTATTTGGTTTATTCATGGCATTAACTCGTAATGAGCATAGAGATCTATACTCTATGAACAATGTAGGAAGTGCTTTGAATCTGCTAAATAATGCAATCAATAAGTATGCTATTCCAAATTCTTATATTGCACCAGATTTTACTGAGATGCTTGTCTTACTAGCTAAAGATAGATTAGATGAGTTAGTCGGTAGATATAAAGCAATTGACTTAGTATATCAAACTGAACTCTATAAGATTACTGATTGGTATCTAGATAGGTCTTGGGATGTAAATCTACAAGATCCGGATATGGTTAAATTACTTAATGAGAAATACTTTAGAGGAAATCCAATTGATCTAGATAGAATCTGATAATATGCCCATAGGAGATCAACTCCTATGGGTATTTATTTTTTTGTTAAAATGGGCTAACCTGAACATCTTGATAACCGGAGGTGTATAATATGCCACAGCTTAAATATGAGTACTATATAGATCTTTTCTATAACTGTGAAGATTATAAAGAACCAAAACAGATTCCTCAAAACTCTATTAAGAATTTGACTATATATAAAGAATACGATAAATACAATATGCCTATAGCGACGATGAACCTAATCATAGATAAGAATCTAGCTGATAATATCATTAAGAATATGAAGACTGCTACCATGACTATGATGGTATATAAGTTCCAATTAGATAATGATGCGGCAATTAAGCAACTATACTTCACTGAAGAGTTTACTTATCTTACTGATGATGATGTAAACAAAACTAGTGCTATTGATTATGCTAAGACTAGTGATAAAGAAGAAGACCGTGAAGATGTTAATAGATATCTTAAACTTGGTCTTATTTCTAAGAACTTAGTTAACTCTAATCTTAGTCCTAACAATGCTACAATATATGACTCTACTATGCAGAATATAGTAGTCGATCTACTCAATGTAGGAGAGCCATTACTAATTGAACCATTTACTGAAACAGAACCAGTATCTCAGTTGATTATTCCTCCTAAAGAGTCTATATCTAAGACTCTAGAGTATTTGAATACAGTACGTGTATTCTATAATACAGGATACCGTTTCTTTATGGACTTAGATAATATCTATTTAGTATCTAAATCTGGTAAACCGACATTACGTAATCTCGATAAGTATGAAACAGTAAAGTTTAACTTATCTGATATGGGTGATAAAGAAGGAGCTATGTTAGAAGGCTTCCAAGATGATGATAAAAGTAAATGCTATATCATCGATGTACCAACTACTGATATTAAGTATGGTAAAGATAATATTACTGATAAGGAGCTTAATGGTTTCACTGCAGTAATAGATGCATCTAAAACAATCCAACAAGATTACTTAAAGAAATCTAAAGGATTCGGTGGTATTCTCGGTACATATCAAAATATTATGAATACTATTGATGGTATCAAGAAAGTATCTACTAGTGTACGAGATGTAGTTAAAAATATCCATCAGACTACTGATACCATTAAGGGTAACTTTAATCAGATTGTAGAGCAAGCTAAGACTGCTAAATCTACTATAGACTCAGTTGCAACTCAAGCAGAGACTCTATTAAGAGAAACTCCACAGGCTGTATTAAAAGGTGGATTACAAATAGTTGGAGCTGATGGTTTACTAGGTAATGAACCAATGGATATTAGAAAGACTCTTGAATCTATTCTAAAAAGTACAGTAGTTATGCAGACTACATCTACAGATACTATAGAGGGATCTGAAGATACATTTATAAAATTCAAAGAAGCTTATACTGGTCAAATATATCATATAGAGAACTTCAAATCATTAGTAGGGGCTATTGCTCCAACTAACTATACTGATAATATGCCAGAGTTAATTAAGCAAGTTGGTAGAATTCCTAAAAAGAAAGAGCAATCTAATGAGCATTATCAAACCAGTATGGTAAGATTCAATGAAGAGTATACTAAGTATACTGATAGTAACTCACTATTAGTTAATAAACTAATGGATGCTCCAGATACTATTGAGTACGTTATTGAGAAAGATCCACATGGAGAACCAATAAGAACTCATACAGTAGACTTACGTGCATTAAAATCTCACCTACCTGAATTGAAAGCTAATCTTGATTTTAGCAGTGGTAAACTAACTAATATGAAAGAGTTTGCTTCTCAAATGAAAGATAGTCTTAAACTAAACTCCAATGTCGGTAAAGGTTTAAGTAATCTAGTAAACTCTACTAAAGATATTCCTAGAGATTTCTCTAAGCAAGTATTAGAGGGAGCAAATACATATGTTAAATCTTTACAAAGTACTGCAGCATCTTCAATTGCCAGTTCTAAGGATACCATAACCAATGTAAATAAGTCGATAGGTGCACTGAAAAGTAACTTATCTTCACTATACCAGAGTGGTAGTACTGCTATAAGCGGAATAAGCGATTTATCGAAGGTTGGATCTAATGGTGAGTCCATGATAGATGTAGCTTTAGAGTTAAGTGAAGTAGTAGAAGATTTAGGTAAACGTAAGTTAATCCGTATTCCTAATGACAATATGGGATTGATTAAGAACTTCAAACATGCATTAGAGTTAAAGTCTACTTATCTATCTTTAAGTAAACAGCAATTAGACAACTCTATCTTCAATATGAACGTTAGATATATTGTCAATAACAATACTAAAGAGCATAAAGATGATACGACTGAATACTTAATGCTATCTAAGATTGAAGTATATACCAACCAAGGTGAAAGATTTGTTTCTACAACAAATATGAACTTTGCTAAGCTACCTAAGAGTACAGCAGACAATGCTAAGAAAATATAAAGAAATCCCCTATGGAGATTAGACTCCATAGGGGAATTGTTTTAGTTAGATTGCTGAGCTTTTTCAGAATCGTTATTAGCATTTACATATGCAGATACGTGAGCTTTGATAATCTTCATGTAGTCAGACATGATTTTCTCAGCCATTTGATATTTGCATTGATAGTAAGTGCTCATAGTAGATGCCATTTTGTTAATAACTTTTTGGCCTTGTACACCAGCCTTATTATCAGGTTTATCGCCTGTAGCTTTGTCATTAACTGTCTTAATAGTTGCATTACCTTTATTGGCAATATCAACACTATTAGATGTATTAGTGCCACTTGCTGGAGGAGGATTACCACCGCCAGTAAGCACGGCACCATTATCTTCACTGAATACTGAATCATTATATAAATACATAGACTCAGTTTTAGGAGCAGCATTAGCCAATCTATTAATTGCACTCTCTAAAGATTTGTACAATTGATCAGATGTAGCCTTATCTTTCTTGATACCTTCAACTATATTAGGAATATCTAAAACTGCATTAGCTAATTCTTGAATAGGTACTTGAGCTGCAGGATAATCTTTTTCAGAATCCTTACCGCCTTTAAAGTAGTTATTACAAGTTTCTTTCCAGTCATCTCCGCCATTATAGTCAGGAATGATACCTTTACGGAATGTATTAATTACTTCGTCTAATGCATTGCTATCATCACCCGCATTCAATACATTATCACTTAATACTGCATTGAAGTTAGGGGATTTTGGAGTTTTAATACGAACTAGACCTTCTTTATAGTTAGGCATATTGACTGTAGTAAAACCAGCAGTAGCTCTACCTAAGTAATCTTTATACTTTTCAAGATATTCTTTATTGGATTTAAAGAACTTATCAAACCAGTTCTCTACTTTAGTGAAGAGATTTGTAACGAATTCTTTAATCTTATTGAAGAATTCTTTCACTTTATCCCAAGCGCCTTCATGGATAGCAGCTAAACGATTTTCAATGTCTACACCTTCGGCGAGAACCATTGCTTCTTTAATACAGCAATCCATGATAAGATCATTGTGTTTCATAGCAGTGATATGATTCATTAATACTTCACGGTCAGTAAGACGTGTGAATTTCATTGCTTCTTGTTCTTTTAAGAACTTAGCAGATTCTACTGCTACAGCTTCAACTGTATCATCTACGATTTCTTCAGTAGCCATCATAGAGACACGGGATAATAACGCTTTAGCTTGGTAGTAGTTATTACGGATATATTGAGCTTTGATTGCATATACAGTCAAATGATAAGTCCAGATTTCAGAGATCATGCTAATGATAATACGTTCAATCTTACGGATATAATCATCTGTATTTACACGAATCTTAGTAGAGTTTCTATATTGGATAACTTTATTTAGAAGCTTCTTGTATTCTTTGCTAATCTCTCTAGCATTATTCAAGTTATCTTCTAAATCATCACGTACAGATTTAACGATCTCAATACATTTACCAACACATTCTTTATGGAAAGATTTAGTAGTAGTCTCACCAACAAAGATGTCAGGAAGACGGGATAAGTCTTTAACTTCAATATCATCTGGATCAGCATCAATGATTTCAGCTTTAGCACGGTTAAGGATCTTACTTTGGTTATTAGTAGTAATCTCCAATAACTTACGAGCATCATCTTCAGATAACTCATAGAAGTTATCACCGAAGAAGTGTAAGATACCAGTTAAGATATTCTTAGAGCAAGGAATTTCATCATCAAATTTGAACATAGTTAGTTCAGCTTCCATGATGATATCATTACCATTGAATTCTTTTAAGTATTCATTAACAGCACCAATCAATCTAGCATCACCAGAATTGTTGAGCTGTTTAAGATTGTCTTCTAATACATCTACATACTTTCCAGTATAGAATGTATTAAGACGAGTTAATGTACCAAAGAATTGGTCATATGCTTTTCTAGCAGCCAATTCAGTTTCACTTTCTAAGATATTACGGTAGAAAGTTTGGTTTTCTTTCAAAGCCTTAGTTTTAAATGTATCAACTAACTTAACAACTTGAGGTAAAGTTGCATCGGAAGTTTTAGCAACAAGGCTTGGAGTATTAATTTTATCTAGTAGAATGCTATCAAAAGAGAAAGCTTTCATATTACCTTCCATTATATTACCTCCAAGGTAAAGTTAATAAAAATAAAGAGGAGAGAGATATTGAATCTCTCTCCTCAAAGGTTATATCTTAAATATTAGATATTGAAGTATGCATCGAATTCTTTGTGATCGAATGCAGATTCATTGTATTTAGGGTTTGGTTTTGCTGTTAATACTTTACGACAAACTGCACGTGCATCAGATTTAGCACCTTTGATTAACTTAATGCAAAGGCTAGTTTCAGCAGTAACGAATTTGGATGTTTTATTTGCGAAAGATTTAAGAGCAGAGAGTTTAGCGTTAATCTGAGGTTTAGTTTCCTCTTTAGCGCCTTTGAGTAGTGCTTCATAATTAGTAATATTAGCTTTAGCTGCATCATTAACTAATTTTTCATCAGCTGCAGCTGCTTTTTTAGCATCAGATACATCTTTTTTGATGATATCCAATACTTTTTTAATATTAGTGCGAACCCAAGATGCATTGATTTCTAATTCTAGATCTGTATCTTTGAATTCTTCTTTGAAATCTTGAATTTTATCTTCGTATTCTTCTAAGATTTTGTTATAAACATCGCTATCATTAGAAGATGCTGCTTTAGTAACACTAGTAATTTTATTGCTATAAGTTGTAGCAATAGATCCAGCATCACCACTAACTTTAGTTTCAGTTTTTTCACCAGTGATACATTTACCGTATTTAAGAGTCATTTCGAAGTCAGGGCTCAAATGAACAAGATTTTCTTCGATTTTTTTCTCATATTTAGATAAGAAAGCTTTATCGCCACGTACATAGCTTTCAATCCATGCGATAAATTTACCCCATACGGATTTAACCCAGTTTTTAATGAAGTTCCAAATTTTGGAAACTTTATCTTTAATTTTATCGAGCATGCCTTCAGTATAAACTACTTCAGCGCCTTCACGAACTGTAGCCAATTCATATCGACCAATACCATACATGATAGCATTGTCCATTTCTTGAATTGTATCACATGCTTCCATAGCAAGCATGTCAAAGTCTGTATAATCATTTACTACGATGCCAAGATCTTCATAAGATTCTTGAACTGTAGATTCAGCGAAAAATGCCATTATATTTACCCTCCGTAAATTTATTTATAATTAGTCGACCATCAAGGAATCTGCTTCTACCATGAATAATTCCATGTCGAATTCAGCGCCTTCAGTTTTAGGACTATATGCAACAAGTTTTGCAAAAGTACGACGAGCTTGAGATGCTGTCTTTTTAGCAACTGCAACTTTAGCTTCCAAGCAAGTTACATGAGCTTTTGCTACTGCATTTGCAATCATAGCAATATTTTCAGTACCTTTCTTTTCAGACTCAAGTTTTTTGATTTCGCTAGCCAATTTGTTGTTAGCTTTCTTGAATTCAGATTGAGCTTCACGAACAGATTTAGCACCAGTCAATTCTTCTACAACTGCATTAGCAACAGTGCTATATGCAACAGTTTCTTCATCTTTGAATGCATGTTTCAAGATTACTTTTTTAGCTTCAGCATGGCTGGAAACAGTTTCATCAAGATCATACACTTTTTCAATAATTTGTTTAGCATCTGCATCTTTAAGTGCATCTAAGGACAAACCATCGATGCCTTTAGAGTCACATTTATAAGATTGAGGAGCTTCCCATTTAACTTCTAATTTAGAGTAATCTTTAGACTCCACAGATTTTTTGAATTTGTTATAGAAAGCTTTGTTGTCGCTCATTACACGAGCAGCAACTTTTGCATACCAGCCGTTGAAGAAGGCTTTAACTTTAGCCCAAACTTTTTTAACGAATTCAACAACTTTAGTTTTAACAGTTTCCCAAGCACCTTCTTGGAAAGCTTCTACATCAGCACCTTCTTGAACAAGTGCATATTCTTTCATATCAGAACGTACGCAATCGCCGAAAATTTCAGCTTCAAATTGAGTGCATTCTAACGCAATAACGCCAAGACCTACTTCGCTTTCATAGATAGCGGAGTTTTCAAGGGTTACGTTGATATCTTCAGTATCATGACCACCGAAAAATGCCATAATTAGTATCCTCCTTAAATAGTATACTTTTAAGTATAAAGGTTTTAATTAATTTTTTAACCAAAATAGGTTAGATTTATTAAATTGTTACACGTATAGAGTTAGAGACTAATACAATTAAGCTATAATAATATTGATATCTAGCTCATTATCTTGCGTACCAATTGTATTAATGTTTAAGAATTCAGGGATCTTACCAACAATTGATTCATCTCGTCTATAGATGTGTTGGTATGCTGGTCCATATCCATTAAAGTCTAAGAACTCAAAGTAGGTTACATTCTCTGCATACTTCTGAGTGATATATGTAATAATATTAGGGATATGAATATCGGAGATTCTAGACTTATCTTCGATATAGTGTCTAATATCATTCTTAATATACTCAGTTAGATACTTATCTGTAGTAGTTAAGAACTTAACCTTGAATGTCATTGATAAGTTAACTCTATTTAGAGGAACTCCATCTTCGACATAGAATAGTTTAGACGGTCCATATGTATTGAAGAACTTGATATCGATACCGAAGCTATCTTCTAATACATTTAGACAATCTAGAATATGAATGCGTTTCTTCTCTAGGTTATTAATGAAGTCTTGAATTCTGTCTTCAGTATTAACGTAGTCGTAAGAGATTACTGGTACACGGTCAATGATATAAGATACTTGACCGTTGTCTTGTTTCTTAACCTTAATATGAGACTCAATCAAGTCCGAGTAGTTATATAAGAAATCAATACCATATTTTACAATGTATTCATTAGTAAGACTATATCCATCTAGATACTCTGCTGTAAAGATACGATCAGTTTTATTTACTCCAGGGTTATAGTCAAATACATTCTTACAGAATACAAAGATCTTCATATTCATATTATTAGCCATGAACCCTGGTATATGCTTAGTGGCATTACCTGGCTCATAGACGTTATTGATCTTAAGCTTAATATCTTTATCAATCTTATTATCAGTAGTTAGCTTGAATCTATAGTCCATTAGATAAGTTGACTCATCATAATTAACCAATTTAGCTTCAGCCCAACGATAAGGTACTTGATATTTATCATCACTATAAAATACAGCTAAGACTTTAACATCAGCACCTGTTACTTTATTTGGATCTAATGGATCATCTTTATGAATCAGCCCAATATCAGATTGAATATTCTGCATGATTGGTACATCAGCAATATAGCTATCACGATTATCCAAATAGTGACGACCCCAATGTAGTTTATTAGCAATAAACTGAACTTTAGAGTCTTGATTTACATAAGTAAACTCTAGTAACTTATTCACATCCATGATATTCATATAATAAGATACATATAGTGGCTTCTTATTAATGATACACATGAATGGATTCATGTATAAGAAAGAACTCTTTCTAGCTACATCAATCTCATCTTTAGTTGCTTGGTATGCAATTGTAGCATTAGACTTACCATCATACTTGATTAGATTACCAGCAGTCAATATATAGTTAGAGTTTGATATATTATCAAAGTCTCGTCTGATTGCTTCAATCGGAATAGTATTGGTAGGAATAATATTAGTTGGAGAGTCCATTAGAACGAATGCATAATATAGACGAGCTAATGGGTTATCCATCTTCTTAAAGAAGAATAACTTATTATCTTCATCATCAATAGTATTGAAGTAGTTATTGATGTCAGTACTATTGGTTACACTACCACGAGCTAATGCCTCTTTAGGAATCAATTTCTTTAAGTCAGCAATAGACTTTTTATCGACACCATATTGGGAATCAGTAGTCGGAATAACCATTAGATTCAATCTATCATAGTTTATATTATTAGAGTTGACTCTAAATAAGATACTATCCTTATAGGAGATATTACCTTTAGCACCCTGACAGGTATATAAGTTTACAGTAACTTCAGTATTCGCAGTTGGTAAGTAAGATGTATTATCAAACATAACTCGAATAGTAGAAGCATCAATATATGTATAGTTACAGAAGTTAGTTATACCATCTGTATTCAAACCATTATATACTGGAGTAAGCTTTCTTAAAGGTCTATCATATTCCTTTACATCAATATCAAATCCTGCCATTTGATTATCAAATTCAAATTGAAGCATCTTGGATTCTAATGGATTAGATGTAATGATAGTCTTATGATAAGTTGTGAATTCATATTGACGTAAGTCTACTAATAGCATGATTACACTACGTCCATCAATTTGAGAACGAATAGTAGGCTTTAGATATGGATCAACATCAATAGAATTACGAGTAATGATTGGATTAGTTTGAGTTGTATCATACATCCCCGTATAGATGAATTCACCTGTAGGGAGTTCGATACGTTTAACTATCAAATCATATGGTAAGTGGAATTCATATTCCCCTACCATGATTTTAACCTCACGGTCAAATCTAAATGTATCGGATACTGTATTCAAGATAAGCTCATCTTCATAAAAAATAAACATAGCTTGCATAGTAGCCGGTTCAGCAAAGATCTTATTAATCCCAAGCATTAGTGCATGAGAAATAACGTTCTTTTCAAATTTAGCCTTTATAGGAATAGCTTCATTAGAATACTCTGCAGCCATAGTTACAGCATTTTGCAAAGCATTAGAATTAACATCACCTAGGTAGCCAAAGATACCCATAGAGAGGGTAATATCATCTTCATCTACATATCTCTTCTTAATATTCTCAATATACTGATGTATATCATATATATTGGCATTAAGTAGAGTATCATTTTCAACTGTATTCAATACAGTCTCTTTGTACGATCTGAGAGTCCGATTGACTGATACTGCATCAGATGCCATTTATTTATCCCTCCCATTTGAGTTTATAGAAACCTTTATTTGGTAATAGATCATTATATCCATAGTTTACTAAGTATTTAGGATCTTGATAATATACGAATCTATTAGCACTTTGCTCTGCTTGAGCAGTAGCCTCTTTAGCTTCTTTAAGATTATTAACAGTATCCATTACCTTATTATATGCAGACCCACTAGTCTCAGTAGCGGCATTAACTGCTTTACCACCAGTACCACCTGCAATGTTAACTGCAGAATTTGGTATTAAGATATAAGGACGTTGCATGAACTCCCCACTCCATCCACCAAATCTATCTATATAACCACCTAGCTTTGGATCACCAGCTGGAATCTTTCTTGCAACTTCATTAAAGTCATGAATTATATTAGGATCCATGTCCTCAACGAAAGAAGATTTAAAGTTAATAGTAAATTTAATATTACCATCTGCAGGCAAGTCAGAGAATGTACCACGAGGGACATTCTTAGGATATACCCCATAGTATTTAGAGTAGTGAATAATAGATTCACCATCATCACCAACTATGAACTTATACATAGCCATTTGGTCATGAATGATCTTATTATCTAAATATGAATCATCAACGAAATCAATCAAACCATAATGCTTCATTCGTTCATATTCATCAAACAATCTAAACCACATATATACTTCTAAGTATCTAGTATCTTCAAATTCAACAGAGAATTCATGATTCTCATCAGCTTCATATGAAGTACCACGATAGAATATAGATGATCCAAGAATATTCTTGGAAGTCTCATAATCACTAGATGTATTAATATCAGGAATATCTACATTAGAGCGTTTATAGTTAGATAAAAGGTTTACAAATGGTTTACCACAAGCAGAGTAACTTAAGCTTTTCAATACTTCAGTATATCTCTTATATGCTTCAACCATAAGTGAGTTCTTAGCTACATACTCATTCAATGTATTATTCTTAAACAACTGTAAATCTGGTGTAGTAAAGAATATATACTCTCTAGTACTACCTAGCCAGTTATGTGGATCCAATCGTTCATATCTTGCAAACTTATTATACTTTTCATTTTGAGATACACGAGCAGCCCCTATACCTAGACCGTGGGATTTTACATATTCTAATAACCCAGCACTTGATTCATCAACTGTAGGTCTAGTACTTTGATCAAGTACACTTGGTTTAGTAATAAGCTCATCAGCTTTATTACCAATACCTTCTATTGAATTGACAACTGAGTTGCCTATATTAGTTATACCCTTTTCGACTGCACCTATTGTATTATCGTAGACGTAGCCGGTAGCAGCATCTACTTGATCAGATACAGCTTGTTTACCTTTATCTATAACTCCATCTATAGCTTTACCAATAGTAGTACTAGAAGTACTATTACTAGATCCACTAGAAGAAGATGGTTTTGGTTTACTAGGGGAAGTTTGATGGCTATTAGAACTAGAGCCAGAATTTATTGCATTACCAATGCCAGTACCTATACCGGATATTACTCCGCCTACACCTGAGCCTACACCGCCAATTACATTACCGATTGCAGATCCTACACCGGGAGCGGCGTTACCTATAGCGGTACCAACCCCTGGAGCAGCATTATTTATCGCATTACCAACTGCAGAACCAGCAGCTGCACTTGCATTATTAAGACCAGTGCCAGCATCTAATATAGCACCACCAACAGCAGGAGCTGCATCGGCTATATCATTAATGACATTCTTATCATCAGCCAAGCATATTCCCTCCTTTCGTATTTAATTTAATCATATGTTAAAATAGCTAATTTCTATCGTAATTGTATATTATTATAGTGAAATAGGATAAAGCATATAGATTCTCTTATATCACAGCTTTCAGTTATTTGTTTTACTATACTATTTAAAGCGAGGCTGATGATTATGAGAGACTATATCGAAGTTAGAGATAGTGAGTTAAAAGAATTAAGAGAAGCAATCTACTCAAGTAATGTATATACAATTGCAATCCGGTCTGACAAGGATAATATTAATATGGTTCTTGTCCCAGTGGATGATTATAATAAGGTTGTTCAATTATATAACTCTCTAATATCAGATCTTAAAGATCGTGATCTTACAAGGAAGTATTCATCTACAATTAGTCGTATGAATAGAAGATTTTTCAGATAAACTTAAGAAAAATCTGTATGCTTTATTTTTTTTCTTATTTACCCATTTTAACATAAGATTAAAGTCATATATGATACTATAAGGAGGTACTTTAAATGATCCTTAAGGATTTAATTACAGATGTTTTAGACGTTGCTGATAATTCTGAAATAGGTAAATTTATATCTAAGAAGAATCCATCCATCAAGTCTATTACTCGAGCAAATAAAGATTTGACTATGACATTTCCTGTCATGGCTTCTAATACCGTAGATCCAGCATCTGCGCAATTAGTTGGTAGAGCATTAGAGCGTAAGTTTGTTACATTAACTCAAATGCTATTATCTGCTATTTCTATTACATCTTCTAAAGATGCGATCGATCATCTTAAAAATGTTCATAGTAACTTAGATTTATCTAGCTTCTTTGATGTTGATGATTATCTCGCAATCAGTCAAGAAGCTACTGCTAATCATATTTTCGATGCAGCTGAAATTAAAGCTGTATATGAAGCATTTAAACAAGAACGTTTACACTCTAAACCTATTAATCATCTTATCACCAAACCTCAATCTCCAACTAGACCTATAAAAGAAGAATTTGGCGAAGAATATACTAATTCTCAATTAAATGCTCTTGGTACAGCTCTAGCACTTAAAGATATACAAGATGGTAAACACGATTTCAGTGGCTATTTCAAGGGCAGAAATCAAGTTCGAGATGCACGTTACGCTCAACATAAAGCAGAGCATGAACGAGATGCTGCTAAACAACAAGCTTCGGATAATGATGAAAGAGCTCGTCGTATAGTTCAAGCTGGGTCTAGACGTTATAACCGTATGCGTCAAGATAGAGACAATCTTCAATCTAGAATTAATGATTTAACTGATGTTAGAACCAATGGTATTTCACATCTGGCAAAAGATCAAGACTATAAGAAATCTAACGAATTACAACCTACTTTACTACAAATTCAATTCATTAGCACTAATGATAATAATGATCCTATCACTGTAGATGCATATGTTGGTATTAAAACTAAAATCTATTGTGTAGATTCTGCTGATATTGCTAATCATATCGTATCTAAACGTAGCTACAACTTCAGCTTATATAACTTAATCAAAGCTACAAGTGGTGAAATCGAATTCTGGAGAGACTTCGTATTCGCTATTAAGAAAGCTAAAATTGATGCTGTATCCAATACTAACCGTGGTTCTTCTTCTAAACTCTGGAAAGTATTAGAACGTCGCGCTATTGCATCTAAACTCAATCGGTTCATGTCTGCTCGTAATGATGCGACTGCAATCACTACATTGATGATGTCTGCATATGATGTAGAGATGCTTCGTAAAATGGAAGATATCGATATCTCTGATTCCCGTGTAGCTCGTAAGTTAATGGATGACTATAACTTAGTTGGTATCGTTATCGTTGATGATTCTACTGAGTCTGCTAAATTCATCTTTGACACTGGTGATGATGAGTATGAAACTTATACTTTCAAAACTCTAAAACGTGATGATAAAATGGACTATAAACAAATGATCCAATTATTAGCTGGGGGTAAATAAGAATGGCAAGCTATAAACTAAAAGAATTCGTTGAAGCCAGCAAGTTAATGGATCTTACTGATAAAGAGACATATATCTCTGTTGGTGTAGTCAATGAAGCTGAACAACGTGAAGTCCTATTGGGTATAACTAATAGACTTTATGAAAAGATTGAAGCTAAAGTTACTGATGTAGACTTTGGTACTATTCCACAATCTAAAGGTGACTTCCTTAAAATCGATAATATCGATATGGTTACTGAAGCTATTACTGATATGAAACAAATCTATCAAGAATACAAGCAACCTCTTACTTATATTAATACTATCACTGAAGCTATCAATAACCTCGTGGAATTAAAGAATGAATTCCAACGTAGTTTCTTAACTAATACTAGCCTTGGTGTTGTATTATATAATACTACAGCATTGTCTGTAATCAGTTCTGTATCTCTTCTCATCTCTTCTACTATTGACTTCATTGTAGATCCTAGAACTAAATCTATTGAAGTATCTGTAGACAGAGTTGGTGTATCTAAGAGTAAAGAACTTCTTCAACTACAAACTTTAGCAGAATTCAATAACCTCTGCAAAGGTGGTAAACTTAAAAAAGTATTGAATGACCTAATCAAAGTAAGTGCTAAGAACTTAGCTGGTACATCTGTATTAGCTATTATCGGTGTAAGCATTGGTCTTATCTTTACTATCGTTCCGATCATGCGTGAATTGATCTATTACTTCTACTACTGTAGAGCAAGTGTAGCTGAGTACTTTGAAACTCAAATTGCGATGTTGTCTTTAAATGCTGCACGATTAGAGACAGCTGGTGACCCTAAAACGGCAAACGAACAACGTAAATACGTAGATCGTTTCCGTAAGATTGCTGACTTCCTAGCAGTCGATGCTAAAGAGGCTACTAATAAAGCTGAAGCAAATGTAAAACAAGATGAAAAAGAAAAATATAAAATTGACGATGTAACTGAAAGTCTACCAGACTCTGCTGCATCCTCTTTATTCTAATGAAGGGAGCATAGAAAAGATGCATTTTTCTAGAAAACAAATTCGAGAGTCTGCTACTCTTAAGATGGTAAAACAAGCTGAGAAAGACGTTCTCGAGAAACAACTTAACGAGTCCAAGACCATCATTCCTGAAGTAAATGATGTAATGACTGAAAGTGCTTTAGCTCGTTCTAATAGATTTAAAAATCTTCGTATCAATGCTAAGGCTGCTATTAAAGAGCACTTCCTAACTGAAGCTATCAAATACATCTATAACGAATGTATGATTCCAGATCTCCAAAAGGAATCTACTAATGTAATCCGTGATACTGTAATCCATGGCTTCATTAAAGAGAATGGTGTAGAAAATATTCTACGTACTCTTAACCGTAAGTCTTTATTCTTAGCTGATATTGCTAAAGCTGTTAAAGAATCTACAGATGATGTAGTTAAAGCTAATGAAGATAAGCTTACTAACCCTGATACTAAGTTGGCTGATGTTAATGTAGACCCTGAATATCAAGATTCTTTCATTGACAAAATGGGTCAACAAAAAGAAGAAATCCAAGACGTTGGTGCTATGGTACAATCCCACGTTGCTAATAACGTAGAAGACTTCATTGCTTCCAATGTTGAAGATAAACAACAAATCAAAGAGATCCTTGATGAAGTAAAAGAAAAAGTAGCTAATATCAAAGCAGCAAATGCTGATGTAGCTGAGGACATCAAGGAGTCTATGATTATCAACGCTAAACGAAAAATCCATGACCTAAAGTCCTCTAAGAAGAACCTTCTAGAAAGCATGGTTAAGCATTTAGCTAAACGTGTAATTAATGAAAACCATACTGCATACTTAACAGAATCTAAAACTATTGATACTGATAAGATTGTAGAAACTGCTGAATGTATGCTAACTATGTTAGTACTATCTGAAGCACTTGGTTTTGAGTTGAATGAACAAGAAGTTCATGCAATGTACAAATAAAAAATAAAAAAGAAAACAGCCCCATAGGAGTTGAGCTCCTATGGGGATATTTATTATAGTCATTGCGTGTGTAAAAATTATCAGAACGATTGTATGTGTTAAGAAAGAATCATTCTAAAAGTAAAAATATTTAAACTAAGGTTACTACTAGGTTCTGACTGATCCTATAAACAGTATGGAATAGACCAATGTTATCCATTAAGAATTTGTAGTGTACTGAACCTAGAATTTCTACAAGTTTGTCCTTATCGGTAGTGTAGATAGTTTCTATATTAGAGATAAATACTTCATCTTCTGAATCATTATTCTCTTGCCATACATATCTACCCTCAGTGCAGAACTGAAAATCTGGGAACGCTTTAGTATAGTTCTCATCCCAGTATCCAGAAGCCAACATTTTCTTTTTGATATCATATAGAGTATCGATCTGTTTATAGTCGTACATTTTATTCACCCAATAGAGCCTCAGGATCATAGAAATCCTGAGAGTCTTCCTTTACTTCCTTCTCATTAATAGGAACGTTTAGATCAACGCCCCGGGATTCCATGATTTCTTTAATCTTTTGATTATCCCCATAGCCTTTCTCTAAAAGGATATGAGTCAAATCATGTGGGCCTTGATCAGTTAAGAAAGAGAAACCTTTATTAGGAGTCATACTTCCATCAGACTGAACTACCCACTTACGTAGTTCTATTTTATAAGCTCTATCATTCCAGCTCATCTCAGAGATCTTTAGAATAGAGTTACCTCTTTCATCAAATACCTCATCGATACCATCTGGATTGATATTGAATTTAAATTCCATTCTATTCGCCTCCAAAAAATAAATAGACTGGGGAGGTTAATCCCCAGTCAGATTAATTTTTTATTAACGGATAGGACGGTATAAACCATCGTTTACTACTTGACGACTTACGTATTTTTTCAACAACTTTTTAGTTACGTCTGGATGTAATTGTTTTACTTCCAATAGACGACCAAAGTAGTTGTTAGTGCTTACAGGTGCACCAGGGATTACTGCATAGTCATATTGATCACCATAGATGAAACCTAATACGGATTCAACTGTAGCACCATTTACAATAATACAGCTATTGATACCATCGCTGGATAACCCGTAGGAAATACATTGTTTACGGAAGTTATCATGGTTCTTATTATCGCCACCGATGAAGTTAATCACGATGTCTTTAAGAATTTCGATAGCATCGTTAGATAAACGAATACCCATAGTAGTTTCAGTAATATTACCATTTTGAGCTGCAGCTTTAATGGAAGAGATACCATTGAAACGGGAAACCATTTCTAGTTCTTTAGTAGTAGCGTTTTCACCGATGTTATCTAAGCCAAAACGTTCTACTGCTTTAATACGAGTATCTTGATCATTGTTGCTGTTACTATACTCGAATACTAAGCTAATACCGATTTGTGGGCTATTAGTAAAGATGATATCTTTACAACCTACATAGTCGGAGAATACAGAACCTAAACGTTCTGTAAGTTTTTCACAGATCTCGGAAGTAGAGATTGTTTTTGTGTTGAAATCACTTTCAAATTTCTCTGGAGTGATTTTCAACTCAAACTTCTTAGTAGCTTCCGTTTTTTCTGGTTTATTGTCACGTGTATTAGATGCACGTTGCAATACCTCAGCTAATGTTTGGAAACCACCATCTTGTTGTTGGTTAATAAATTGGTTTGACATGTATAAACCTCCTATTAAAATAAAAGAATTATTCTACTGTTAGAAGTGTAGTTAACTCCTAATCACGAATATAATATATGGATATATTTTGATTTAGAATACGTGTAACCCTGGAAGATCATCCATACCAACAAACTTAACTATAAAGGTTCTATCATTCTTATCTTGGATAAAGAAGAAGTTACCTCTAGCTTTAGATAGGATAATATCATGGTAGTATTCTACAATCTTATAGTCCACAATACGTTCTCTAATGATTGCTTCTAAAGTAAACAAATCACCAGGACGTAATTGAGCGCCTTCTTTAACTTCAAATAGTACAGTATATACACTAAAGTTAAAGTGGAACCAATACATGAATAGAATATTCTGTAGACCAATCTTAATAGCTTGATCAATACTGTCATATTCTAACTCATACTTGTCACATATGGAAATAAAAGTATCACAAATCTTCTGGTCCATCTTAACAAAGGATACAATATTCTTAAGTGGATCATTTAAATACAAGTCTACACTAAATACATAATCCTTGTGATCAATATCATGCATTAGTAGATCATATGCTCTCTTATAGGCTTTATTATCCCTATCAAAATCATACTTACAGATATGCTTACCAAACTTCTTAGAGCTAGGTCCTTGGAAGTTTAATCTACTAGCATAAGTTGGATAGTTAATGGCTTCATATGGGTTATATATACTGATACATAACTCCTTCTCACCATTCTTTAATGTACATATCTCGAAAAACATCTTACAATGAACTTCGAGTGCAATATACTCATCATTATCAAACTTACTGATAAGTAATTTATCCCCTACTATGGGAGTAACTTTGTAGAAGTCTTTGTCTTTACAAGATACTATTCGATACATCTCAGTTATCTGACCGAACATATCTTTCTTACAAAGCTTTTGACCGACATTATACATATTCACTATAATCACCTCCTGTCAAGACTATAATATATGAGCAAATCATATTATAAGAGTCCTACTTAGCAAGTAAGTAGGACTCATTATATTATAGCATTCTTAGAATATCTTTTGCATACTTTCCAGTATACTTTAATGTAGGAGACTTGATAACAATCGAGTCATCACTAAACTCACTACGTTGATAGTAGTTAGAGAAGTTGAAATGCTTATCATTCTTAAGTACTACTTTAATATATTTATGGAAATCATTCAATACTCTAGCTCTAATATCAGTTAGTTTCTTAGTATTAGCCTTATCTCTCTTAGCTACAATAAGATCTTCTTGAATCTTATTGGATAAGAAGTATAGTTTAGCTAATTCATATTTCATACTATCAATATTCTTAGACTTATCATACTCAACTAGGAGTCTATGAGCTTCCATATATTGAGATTGGTAATCTTTTTTCTTTAAGAAGTTATTGATGAATAGATCACCTTTACGGTTGAATTCAAATCCAATACCCTTTTCAATAAGTAGACGTCTAGTCATACTTCTATGACATAATGTATTAGATCTATTATGAGCTTTAACTCTATTAGAGTCATTGAATTCCATATATGGACTCCAACCAAACTCTAGTAAAGCTTGTTTAAGTTCATCAGTAGGATTTTGCTTATATCTATAAGATAATTCTCGTACTGTTTGAACCCATTCAGATATGACTCTCTTATCATAAGATTTACCTTCATAGATTTTCTTATAATCTCTAAGCCATTGATCTGCTTTAGCTTTCCACTTCTCAGGAATATTACCGAAAGTACTATTACGTTTAAATACTTCGATCTCATGTGGGATAAAGAATGGACTGTCTAATGGTAATTCTACCACTTTAAGTGGGTCAAATGTATATGCACTCTCTATCATAGGAATATAATAGAAGTCATCAAATCCATTATTAGTAAATACACTCTTCAGGAAGTTATACATAGTCTCATTATTACATCCAAACACCTCCATTAGTCTAGCATCAGATATACGAATTAATGAGATATCCATAGATTGTAAGTTATTCCATTGAGAATCTAATTCTTCTTCAGTATCACATGGTAGAATGATATAGATACCAGAGTTTAGAGACCAATCTTTAAGATATTCAATCTCTCTCTTCTTACCACGTAGTTCAATACCATAATCTCTAGCTCTATCTAGGTCAGATAGACGTAATGCTGATTCAGATAATGCTAAATCATTATATGGTATCTCAGAGTTAAGATATTTATTACGTAACTCTTTGAATCTATCTACATTAGACTTACCATAGATCTCGATAGACATATCATCACTATGACGTTTCATATCAGCAGATAGACTATTGTAATCATTCCAGTCATCCATCAACTGTTCTTCAGAAGAGTATTTATCATCAAGTACTTTATATAATCCAGAGGCATTGATCTCTCTAGCTTTTTTATTATTAGTACTTTGAGTATCATCATCTTGAGTAAGCATCTCTTTAGCCTTAACAAAAGCTGGAGCTTCAATCTCTAAAATACTCTTATATGGTTTAGTTCTAATACCTGTAGAGTGGTCAACAGCAAAGTATCCATTAGAGTCTTCCATGATAGCAGTACCCTCAGGGAATTCTCTAAGCTTGATTTTAGCTACTTGGAGATCCATAATATCCACTATAGGTAAAGAATCATCATATAACTCAGATTCTAGTGTATAGATAGCATTTAGAAGTGGAAGTTTATTCTCTTTATCAAGATTAACTTCTTCAAAGTCATCATCATATGCTAACTGGTCTTTAGATAGCATAACTTTACCAGTTATTTCTTCATATAAGTTAACTGCATTCTCCCAAGTAACTCTATCTTTCTTATGGCGATAGGATATATAGAATTTATCTTGTAAGAATGGTTCTTTATCTACGATTTCAGTTTTCTCATTATCTTCTTTAACCCGTAGCTTAGTCTTCTTCTTATCTTCTACAATACCTAATCCATCTTTCTCTCCAGTAAAGGAATTTGGATGCATTCCATATTGTACCATCATATTACCATCCATGGTACCAATAATACCACCAACAGCTCCAATACTCATATGCTCTCTTGTAGCATACTCTTTTAAGTCAGATAATCGTCTAATGATATCATACTCTTGAGGAATCTCTTTACTATATGTCTTATATACTGCTATAGCCATAGATCCAAAATACATTGTAGCATAATTAACTAAGTTAGGATATTGATCTACTAAGTATGCGTATAGAGATTTATCCAATATAAAGATAGTTCTATTTTCTCCTCTACGGTTATACATGAAGAATCTAAGTATCTTAGTCATTTCGATATATACTTCTTCGATAGTCATATTAAGATTTAGATCTTCCGTATTTGTTTTAGGGAATATATCTTTACGATCCACGTTAGGATAAACTCTTGTAAAGTATTCCTTAGTCATCTTATCTGTGATATCATCTTCATCAGTAATATCTACCCATGTATTATAGAATAGGTAGTTTATTATCTTATTTAGATTAATATATTTAATATTATCAGGATAGTTATCAGGTAAGACACTCTTAACATATTCAACATTTGATGCATCTACTGCAAAGATATATTTACCTTTATCAGTATCCTCTTCAAATTCTTCCATATTACTAAGAACTATACCACTATCATCATATTCTACTGATTCATTAACAAAAAAAGATTCACGGTTAACTTCGACGACATGATTATTACGTTTAGCAGTTCTATACGTAAGAAGGATATTATCAATATCCAACTTATTCTTTAAAGATCCAATATATTTGAAGTTTCTATTAAAGTTTTTAACTTCTATCTTCTTATTACATATAACTCTATTAGATTCATCCATTCCATTAGGTGGATCTATTAGTTCGTATGCATATCTATATTCATCTTGATTAGATGCATTATCTACATCATCAACTACAGATCTAGATTTATCTAGTAATTTATCATCGTCACCTTTAGTTGAACACTTAAGACCAGTGACTGTATTATTTTTTTTATCGAGACCTATAATAACTATAGGTCTCCATTTATATTTACCTGGGTTATCATCATAGGTGTATGGTACTTTCCATATATCACCTATATGCTTACGTCTTGGCATCATATCCTCCAATCAGCATTGAGTTTCTTCAAGAAACAGTATATACATATCCTCTATAGTTTCAGCTTCAACATCTATGCCATTTTCCACAGCATATTCTATGTATTTTTTATCATATGCTTTTCTAAATTCTTCGTCAGTCTTTAATCTTTTACGTAGAGCTTTCCAAGAATCTATTTCATCTTTAAACTCTTCAACAAAAGTAAATAGATCATATATTGTATGGTTATCTTCTACATTCACACATAAGAAGTCAGATAACTCATATAATCTATCAAGCTTATCATCAGGAACTGTATCGCCTATTTTAATTTCTTCTACAGACTCAGTTAATGGTCTAATAGCTAAATCTGTTTTAGTATTAATAGCAGTATAGTTTTCATTGATTACTAGAGTACATGCACGCTTATCATGATTATAGTTATGCATGAACTCTCTAATCATAGCACCTTCAGAATCAGATTCTATAATAGAAGATTTAGATACTTCATCATATAGATTTACTGAATAGTATTTACCGTCAATATTGATAGTAACCCAATCTGCTACCCCATCCGCTGAATCTAGTCTATATAACTTATAGTGATTAGATTCAGTTAATGGAGTCCTATCATCAGTTTGAGTTAGGTTGTTTTCATTTAAAAATTCTTTAGCCTTATCGATATACTCAGATTCATTATAGGAATGAATCTTATTCAATAAGTCTAGTAGTATAGTATTTGTCATTACAATTCTCCTTTATAAATAGAATGTCTCATATTCATAGCTATAATATATCATTCCATTTATCATTATAGGACTATTCATTTATACGGATTATCTTATTATTGTCAGGATCTACTTCATTAATCTCTTGATCTTTTAGTAAAGCTAGAGTCTCTAATAGCTGTACAAACTGGTTATCAACTAATCTTAGATAGTTATATTGACCTAACTGTATCAATGCATTCTCTTTAGAGATTTGTTTATCTCTATAGTCTACCATAGATCTATTGTTAGGATTATTCCCACCATCCTTAACTTCAATGATCAAATTGTAAGGAACGTAGTAAATATCTGTAATCCATTGACGTTTCTCACCATATTTATCAGTATATTCAATTACTGGTCCTGGCATTAGTATATCTTTAGAGCTACAGTGTAGGACAGTATCCATAAACTCGATAGCATTCTTTTCATATGTACCAGTATAAGTGAATGGTGTACCATCACTAAATTTATATACTCCAGAGATACGTCTATTTGAAAGCATCTTAGCTTGATGACTAGCATCATCTAGTAGAGATACTTTACCATGTACTCTAATCATATTCTTTTTAAACTTAGATCTAAGCTCTTCTTTACATCTAGGATTAGAGCATAGTCTATGATATTTACCAGTCTTTTCATTCCAGTCTGTCTTATTACCGCATACGATACATTTACCAGACCCTGGATGTGTTTTATCATATAAGAACTGCTCTGCAGAGATATCTCCAATAAGTTCTTCATGATCTTTTTCTATGTGTCTGATTAACTTGTCTTTAAAATCTTTACGTTTACATAACGGACAAGCTATTCTTCGTTCAGTTGCCATTGTATCCTCCTTATGAGTGTATATCAATTTAATGCTATGTTAAAATTACCCATTTGTGTATATTTTAAACCCTGGAACTAAGTAGTAATATACTAACAATCTGAAAGGAGAATTTATCGTGGCTGATGATATTACATTTTCTACTGCCAAGACTAAAGAAACCCCTACATTACTTAGGGAGCATACTTTAAGTACTGACAGTTATAAAACTCCATTGACATATAAGAACTTTAATGCAGTTGGTATGCTAATCATGCGATTAATGCTATTAGAGCCTGGTACTATTACTCATTCACCTAGAATGGGTTTAGGATTAATAAGTAAATATAGATACATGCAGTCTGATCGAGTTATGGAACTCACTCAGGCTATTAAAGATCAAATAAAGGATTATCTTGATAATACAGTAGCTGTAAATGTCGATGTACATTTTGCTCCTAACGGGGAGAATGTAATGATAATTGACATGGAAGTTAACCAATATCAATTTAGATACTTCTATGATCGTGATAAACTAACTTTAGAAATGATGAAGAATGATGATATTTAGGAGGAACCATGTCTGAAAATGTAAAACTAGCAGACCTCATGAAAGAGAAATTGGAAGAAGAAAAAGCTTCCAAAGAAGTTACACCAGTAGAAGAACCTACTGTTGTAGAAGAAGAACCAATCCAAGCGGTGCCAGATCCTGTTCCAGTTGCACCTAAACAACCACCAGCTGTACCTGATTTTAATGCAGAGTCTTTACAATCTGCAGATCTAAGTACTTTAGTTCCTTCTGGTACAGTGGATAAAACTAAAGAAGCTCAAGATGAAATTACAAAAGAATTAGAAGCTGGTATTGCGGATGCAATTGAACGTCGCTTTAAACCTGCATTACGTGAAATCCATGAAATGCGTCAAGAATATGAAGATCTTAAAGCTATGGGTGAAGAGAATCCACAAGTTGTATCTAAATACGATCCTGAATTAGAATTAAACCCAGAACTTTCTGATGAAGAAGTTGAAGCTATCCGTCGTAATGAAAAAGAAGCAGTTATGACTGATGAAGAAGTACGTGGTGCTACAACTATTGATACAGTTGCTCCAGATGATGAAATCGAACGTGAATTTGAAGCATATGAAGCTGCAGCTGAAGCAGCTAATCATGCTAACTCATTCACTGGCTCAACGCCATCTATTCCAGTAGAAGATAAAGTAGATATCGTTACTCCTAAAGTGGAAGTAGTAGAACCATCCGAAGATGAAGATGTTGAATTACTTGAAATTGAGTATGATGAACTAACTGATGACCTTGGTCTAGATGATGATCTAGAAAGAGCTGAACGTATTAAAGAAGAAAAGATTCAGCAACGTAATATGGAAGAGTTTGCTCGTGTACTTCGTCAACAATTGGAAGAAGTGGGTGAACGTAAACCTGACATTAGTAAATTCAAAGTACGTAAACGTCCTGTAGCATTTACTAAAGTACTTTCCAAACCAGTTCAAAAACAATACTTCGAATGGGGATTATTCGCTACTGGTGTATCTATCTCTATGACTCCATTATCTGCTATTGAAATGGATGAGATCAATCCTTACACTGATGCTCCAAATGATATTGCTCGTGCTCGTACAGTATTCAGTACTCTATATAAACACTTAGCTCCAGAATGCCGTACTATGGAAATGGAAGCATGGTTAAAATTATTGAACTATCAAGATTTGAACCATTTATTCTTTGCATTATATAATGCTAACTTCAGCAACTCCAATATCATTCCATTCAGCTGTCCTAAGTGTAAACACTTCTACACTGAAAAACGTCCTATTATTGACATGGTTAAATTCGAAACTGATGCAGATAAAGAAACCTTTAACAGAATCATTGCTAAAGATCCTTCTATGCCTCCAACGTTTGAAGAAGAAATCTATGTGGCTAATAGTGACTATGCATTTGGTATTGTAATTCCTAAAATTTACAACTCCATGTTTGAAGAACGTCTATTGAACGAAAGCTTCCGTGAGAAATATGCTGGTATTATTAATATCTCCCATTGTATCTCCACGGTATATACTATCGATGAGGACAATGAAGAATTGGTACCTATCCAATTCAATCATGCACCTAACGATATCGTTAAGACTTACAAATATCGTATCCAAGGTATCTATAAAATCCTTTCTAAATTATCTGGCTACGACTTTAAAGAATTGCAATCTGCAATTACTAAATACTTAGAAGATAATAATAAGAATATTAATATCTCTTACCAAGTACCTTCTGCTACTTGCCCTAAATGTGGTGCAGAAATTGAGGCTATTCCAATGAATGCCCAAGAACTTGTTTTTACACGGCATCGGTTGATTCACATGCTCGACTAATGCAATTAGTTGACAATATATGCTACGAATACCGTGGTAGATTATCTATAATGGAAGCATTGAATATGCCTATAGGTGATTTGATGCTTCTATATAAATTCATTCGGGATCGTAGAGAAGCTGCCGATGCTGCTGCTGAAAAAGAAAAGAATATCGAAGGCGAAATGCAAAAGAATAAGTATATTCAAGCAGCCTATAGAGGACACCCTCAAGGCGGTATAACTGGAACACCTGATGGTCCTAGCGCTAAGAGTCAAAGTATAGCCTCTATGACAAGGGAAGATATTGCTCGCTTCGAAGATGCCCTCGAAGGTATGGTTTAATAAGTTTTTAAAGGGGATTATATAAATGGATATAGTCGAATTTTTCTGTAAATTCGGCAATGGAGACTACGAACAAACGAGAAAACAGATAGTAGACTACTTTGGCGAATCTAGTCTATTATATAGTATATTGAAAGGTCATGGATTATTAAATTCAAAGATTGATCATATCATCTATGATAATTATATTGAATTTATCATCTATACAACTGATGCTAAACTATTCGATTCTTTAGTTAAAGAGTATAAGAATACTATTACAGTTAATAGCAATAATGGTATGAGTCATCCTATAGTTGTAGATCTTAAAAGAGATTTTAATGATCCATGTAAAATTATTGTAACTATGCGATAATACAACACAATCGAGTTAGTGCGATAAATGCACTAACTCGGTTTTTGTTCCACATATAAATAATTTATAAGGAGGTATAAGATGGCAATTCTAAAAGACCAAATTAGACAAGATAATCTCCAAGTATCTCTTCTTGACGTAGATGATTTTGTCAAGAAGAATAACTTAGTTGAAATAACTAACCCAGTTATCTTTGATGCATCTAGTAATCCTACACAAGATGGATTATTATCCAATACTATCTTTGGTATTACTAAAGAATCTAGAGCATCTACTTTTGCATATATTAGCTTAAAGAAGAAATTCTTACAGCCATTAGTATATAGAATCTGGAGTAAAGTAGACTCCAAGATTAAATCTGTTATCCATGGTATTGGTACTTATATTGTAGACAAATCTGGTGCTATTGTAGAAGATCCTAATGGGGATAATGGTATTGATTTCTTAAGAAAGAACTTAGATAAGATTAAGTTTAGAGAAACTGACTCTGTTAAGCGTGAGAGATATATTAAGTTCTTGAATGCTAATAGAAAGCTTTTCTTTACAGATAAGCTTATTGTAATCCCACCATTCTTTAGAGATATTAAAGTAGATGGTGGTAAGATATCCGTTGGTGATATTAATAAACTATATATCAATGTCATGGTATCAGCATCTGCTATTGGGGACTCTACTGAATATGGCTTCAGTATTAGTAAATCCGTTGAGGGTAGGCTCCAAGAGGGATTAATGGAAATCTATAAATGGTTTGGTACTGGTACTGATAGCAATCCTAATGGTGGTCTACCCGGTAAGTTTGGTGTAATCAGAAGAGCTAACTTATCTAAGACTACAGACTATGCTACTCGTCTAGTATTGTCTGCACCTAAGTTGGATGTAGAGAATATGGAAGATATTAGAGCTGATTTAGATTATTCTGTATTACCTATGACATCTGCAGCAGCTAACTTCTTCCCATTTGTTATCTTCCATATGAGAAGATTCTTTGAGAATGAGTTTATTGGTGATACTAAATATCCTGCATATGATAAAGGTAAATTGATATATGTAAGAGTAGAAGATTATCAACTACAATTCTCTGATGAAGTCTTAAAGAAAGAACTAGATCGATTCATTCATGGTTACTCTGATAGATTTAGACCAGTCACATTTAAAGCCTCATTGAATGGAACCAAAATGGAAGAATTCATGATGAGCTTTGGTGATACATTTGGTAAGACTCCGGATGATGATATGATTAAAAATGTTAGACCATTAACTTGGTGTGATGTAATCTATCTAGCATGTGAAGAAGCTATTAAAGATAAGATGATTCTTATCACTCGTTACCCTATAGATACATTCTATAATGAGTTTGCAACTAAGATTAGACTATCCTCTACTATTGAAACTGAAGAGGTTACTATCAATGGTGTAACTTACACACATTATCCAAAAATTAGAAAAGAAGATATTGGAAAAGATACATCTAGTTCATTTATCGATACTATGAATATCTGTAATGGGTATCTGGATAGCATAGGTGGTGACTATGACGGCGATATGGTGACTATCAAGGGGGTATATACTGACGAGGCAAATGACGAGCTCAGAAAGCAATTAGAGACTAATATTCACTTTATCAATCTCGGTGGTACTCCAGTTGTATCTACATCTAAAGAATCTATACAAGCAATCTTTGCTATGACTTTAACTATGCCAGAGACTAAACTTAGTCCAGTGAAATTTTAATAAAAGAATTCCCCTATAGAGTTCAACTCTATAGGGGATATAACTTAGAATTTAATCACATTGGTATAGTTTACTTTATCTTTTTCAAACTTAGTAATACCAATAGATTCTAATGGGAAGTTTTTCAAGTTGTCATTAATGATGTCATTATAGTCAACGAACTTCAATACCCATTTAGGAACTTCTGCATCTATTGGAATTGAGATACTAGTAATCTCACCCTTATAGTCAGTTTGATTATCATCTAAGAACTTTCTAATTCTTTCATATAACTCTGGATTAGAATCCATTAAAGGTAATATAGTTGCATTATCGATTGTAACCTTAACGATATCGATAGCATTACGAATAGTTAAATCAATAGCCTCAGTACCCTCATCTCTTAATGCATTATAAACCAATGCACCTTTAATGCCTTGGATACGCATTGGGTTATCATAGTTAGTATAAGACTTAATTTGAGCTGGTTTATAATATTCTTTCTCACCAGACTCAATGGACTTTCTAATATCATACTCTACTCGAGCTAGAGATCGTAATACATCCATTTGATCTACATTCTCTACGTTAAGAATCTTCTTGAATAAGATATCTTTTAGAGAATTACGAGTCTTTTCTTTCAATGTAGACTTATTTATAGGTAAGCCTTTAACATCAAGCATCTTAGATGGTGGAACTAAGTTACCCTCTTGGAGTTCTTGCTTAGATGCATAGTTTTTCTTACCACCAGTTAATAAAGCTCTACCAAATAAGAACTCATTCTTCATTGCAATTAGACATTCTTTATACTCCGACTTAGTATTATAATTCTCTGCAACCAAGTCAAAGTGCTCACGTAATAATCTACCTACAATGTATGATAAGATATTGATGATACTGAAACGTAGTGGTTCTTTATTACTAGAAGTGGCTACGTTAATCATCTTAGTTTCAATCTCACCAGTTGAGAAATTATAAACTCTATCTTCTTCCATTATAGGCTCTACTTCTGGGAGATTCATAAGTTTAATATTACTCTTATCAGCTGGACCCAATACATCTTTAAGAACGAATGTATACCAACCATTAAAACATGGCATAGTAGAGTCTGTATCTGTAATGATACTAATGTCACGTTTCATTGTAGCAGAACGATCAATCTTATCTACTACAATATATCTCATATAGCACCATTCACTCATTACATCAAACATGTGGTCTAAGTTATCCTTAATAATCTCAGGTGGATGATTAGGATCTACAAAGGCTTCATCCAATTTGGATAATGTCAATACGATATAATCTCTCATATACTTATTATCACAGAATTGTAACGTGTTATTCTTATAGAATAACTTATTCAAAGTCTCTTGAGATAGATTAATCAATAGACTCCAGATGATATTCATAGACTTATTTATTGCTTCATCGTCAAAGTAATCTCTATCGAATGTATCCATAATCTTATAGAATACATCTTCGACTTCTACATTCTCATCTAATACTAAACTAGATGGATAAATAGATTTCTCAGAATCCACTCGATTGATAAATGTAATTGCTTCATCAATAGAATGGAACTTTACGTTATTTGTAAAGAAGCTTTCAAAGAAAGTAATCGCATGACTAATCAGAGCACGACCAGTTCTAGTAATACCAGTTGCAACGTATAGATTATACAATGCACTGCTATAGTTACCAATTACACCATATAAGGCATTATTGTCACGTTTAGCTAACATTTGAAGCATATTGTACTTATTGAACTTCTCTGAACCTTTCTCATATTTAAACATCTCTTTCTTAAACTTAGAGCGGTTATCAGTAAATGAAGTAATCAACTTATACATTGGAGTTAGCTCTTCTGTATATTGTTTGAATAAACATCCATTAGCTACCATAATTGGAGTTTTGTTATGGATATAATTTGTAATATCAGCTACTGTAGCCTCAGCAACCTCTTCTGTATAGTTATTGTGTAACTTACATTGTTTTTCAGTATATGCTTTAGATAGAATGATATCTAAAGCTGTATCTACTTCACCCTCGGTTAGTGTAGGGAAGTTAATCATCAAATTCTTTTTAGCTTGCTCTCTATAAAGAGATATAGCCTTAATTTGGTCGATAGTTTCATAGTTAAACATAATTATATTCCTCCTAACTTGATGTCCTAGGTACTTTTATTTACTAATATACGGTTATATTGATAACATTAAGTTAATAAAACGTAATTTTCGTTTTTAAATATATTTAAATAAACACAAATCTCCAAGGAGGACGAAAACATGTTTTTCAATGAAAACGACCGACAAGCTGTTCTTGGTGAAGAGCTTGAAAATCCAAATGCCCTTTTAGAGGCAATGATCTATGCTGAGGCTTCCAAATTACCTCAAGAAGAACGTATCGCATTCGCTGAATCCGAAGAAGCTCAATTATTGGTTGAAAAATCCGTATTGAACAAAAAGACTTTGGTTCGCTTAAGTAAAAATGACGACTTGGCTCGCCGTGTAAAAATGGCTGCATTCCAAATCGCTAAACAAAAGAAAGATCCACTCTGGACAAAATTGGTTAAAAACCGTGTTATCGAACGTGCTTTGATCAAAAAGATCGTTCAAAAATACAATAACCAAGCAGTTCGTGTAGCTCGTAAATCTCAAGTTGAGTATATCAAAACTGCTAAGACTTCCAAACATTTACCAACTCCAAAAAAATAATAAAACCTCACGGTATAGGGTCTTAACGATCCTATACCGGTTTTATTTGTTACAATGAATTTTACATATGAGTATATATTATAGTAGTAGAATAATATAGTTAGATTAATTATCCAGGAGGAGGTTCTCATGTTTGATAATATCAATAACTATGAAAACTATTGGATTTATACAGATTTCATTAAAAGCAAAGGAGTAATGAATTTAGATGTAAATGAACTAATTAAGAAAGAGAATTGGTCTAACCATTTCGAGGCAGTGCATTGTATATTAAGAGATGGTATCGATGATCCTAGCCTATCTAAGGCTAAGATCAATTTAATTATCGATGGTCATCAAGTTGGATTAACTATGCACGACTATTGGATCAATCTCATTCTATGGTCTCTTATCATTAAGAGTGACTGTAGAATTGAACCAAAGCATATTTTCTTTAAGAGAGAAATTACTGCTAAGACAATCAAGAATTATATCGATAAGTTCTTCATTGAAGAGCATGTAGAGGATATTGACTTCTTGACTAAGAATAATATGATTGCAGATGCATTATATTACATTGCTAAAGTTGATGAGTTTGCTGATCTATTCGTAAACAGCATTAACTTACAAGACGATATACTGATGATGAATGCAATCCCTGAGTATTATAATCTATTCCATCCGGATATGTCTAAAGTAGATCTACAAAAGGCAAATGATTATGGTATGGAATGTATTGGTAAAGTACGTGATTATGTATTGAAGTCTAAAGACATCTTAGGATACGATCATATTTATACCAATGCATTTAGAGCTAATGAAAGTATTAATATTCGTCAGCTTAAAGAGTACGCAATCTCCATCGGTACTAAACCAGATGGTAATGGTACTGTATTCCCGCACATCATCGCCAATAGCTATATTAATGGTGGTGTGACTGATTTGATGGATTACTTTATTGAATCCTCAGCTGGTCGTACAGCTCAAATCATTTCTAAAATCAATGTAGGTTCTTCTGGTGCAATGGCTCGTAAGATTGGTCTAAACAACCAAGGTACACGTTTGCATCCAGATCCAAACTACAAGTGTACTTCTCGTAATTTCATTAAATATGATATTAGAGATACAAAAGAACTTAGCTTACTAGTTGGTAAGTATTATAGATTCGATCAAGTTAAAGACTTCGATAGAGGTCCTATTAAAGAATCTGATACTTTCCTAGTTGGTAAAACTATCTACACTAGAAGTCCTATGACTTGTCAATCTCACTCTGAGGGAAATGGTATTTGTAGATACTGCTATGGTGATCTATACTTCATTAATGAAGATATTGATGTTGGTAAATATCCATCTGAAGATATTACAGCTAGTACAACACAGCTACAATTATCAGCTAAACATGTATTGGTTACAGATATCCCAGATATTGAATTACCAGTTAAGTTTGTTGAAAACTTTATTAAGTCTGCAGAGACAATCTCTCTTATCGAAGATCGAAACTATGCTGATATCTATCTAAGATTCCATGTAGATGAGATCTTTAAAGATAATGAAGATGATATTGATGAGACAACTGATGGTGTTCTTGATTATAATGATTATGTAAACAAGTTCTCCATTGTTGATCATAAAGAAGAGTATCCAGTAGAGATCGATAAGATTGATAAATTCTACTTATCTGATGCTTTAGTTAGATTAACTAATATGAAACGTTATCAAACCGATGAAGGCGAAATCAATATTCCAGTTAGTCTACTAACTAAAGAAGATGATCAAACAATCTTCTATACTCCAATTGTAAATAATGAGTTCTCTAAAACATTGAACCGAATTAAGGATATCTTAGATAAAGCGGCTGTAACTACATCCTTTACTAAAGATGAATTAGCTCAAGAGTTTATGAGATCATTATTAAGTGGTGGTATGTCTAAGACTGCTACTCATACTGAGACCATTCTGTCTAATCAAATTAGAAGTGCACATGATATCTTTGCTAAACCTAACTGGAATAATGTAAATGAACCTTACGTGTTACTTCCATTAAGTAAGGCATTATATGAAAACCCTTCTATTACTAAGACATTGGACTTCCAAAACTTGGCTAGTATCTTGAAGAATCCATCGTCTTATAATAAGACAGCACCGTCTACTATTGACTACTTCTTCCAAGAGCAACCACAATTATTTATGAATCAACCAAGCTTAACTAATAAGGATATCCGAAATGAACGTAAGCTTACTGATGCATTAGTAAATGAGGAGATTTAAGATTATGCATACAAACTATGAGTATATTAAACGTGAGTATACGGATCTATCATCCAATATTACTAACTTACTTAACACGATACGTGAAAAATCAGATTTGGAATTTAAACCAATCAATTCTGATGGTAGAAGAAAGTTATATATTAGTGTACACCGTGGCAATGTAATTCAGGAATATAAACTCCCTGAATTGATTGAAGATATAATTGCCTTTAAACTGCCAAAGATAACTAACGGATATAGCTATATGAATTTCTTAAGCGATTTAAACATTATAGATAATTTCTTTATCTATATAAAACGTTCAGGATACTTTGGCCCAATCAGTTTATTTACTCCGGAGTTCGAGTATATATTAAATGCACATAGAAGTCTTAAGAGAATACTAAGACTTCTAGATAAATATGTAGGTAATATAGATGAGTAAAATAATCTTGCGTAATTCATCTATAGTGATTACAGATTACAGTCTAGGGGATGCTCCTAGACTGGAGTCTTATTTTACTATATTCGATAGAATTACTTTTACTAAAAGCTATAAGGGAATGGTATATGATGAAGTCAATAGACTCTTATATCTTCCTAGGGGATTAGACTTATATTTCGTTAAGAGATTCTTTGGTGATGAAGAACCAGTTAAAGAATATAATAGCGATCCATATTTCGAAACCCCACCAATCAAGATTAGATACTTACCTAGAGATGAAGTTCAACAAGAGGCACTTCATTTCATTCTAGGTAAAGGACAATATTATTCTAATCAGAATAATAGTCAACTATCTATAAACTTACCAACTGGTAAAGGTAAGACATATGTGACTATAGCATCTCTAATGTATTGGAGAGCTAGAACTATAGTTATTGCATCTACAACTGGTTGGTTAGACCAATGGAGAAATTGTGTTGGTGAATATACTGATCTAGATCCATCTAGAGAGGTATTAGTAATCAATGGCTCTATTGGTATTCATAAGATATTAAATGGTGTAACCGATGTATCTAAATATAAAGTATTCTTAGTTACTCATTCTACATTACAGAACTTCGGTTCTAATAATGGATGGGATAAGATTACTGAATTATTTATCAAACTACAGGTATTTTTGAAAGTATATGATGAAGCACATCTAAACTTTGATAATATTTGTATGATAGACTTCTATACTAATACTAAGAAGACATTATATCTTACTGCAACGCCTGGTAGATCTGATGAGACAGAGAACTTCATATATAAGCTTTATTTCAAAAACGTTCCTGATATAAACCTATTCAATGAAGACTCTGATCCACATACATCATATCTAGCGTTAAGATTTAATAGTAGACCTACACCGCAAGATATGCGTGAATGCTCTAATAATGTATATGGATTGAATAGAAATGCTTATACAAACTATATTGTTTGTAATAACCAATTCTATGATATGATGTATATAGTTATGGATAAGATCATGAGAATTGGTGGTAAAGTACTTGTATATATTGGTACAATATCAGCTATAGACATCGTTAAAGCCTGGATTGAGGATAACTATCCTGAATTTAGAAATGACATTGGTGTCTATACATCTGCTATTCCTAAAGAGATTAAGTATGAGCAGTTACAAAAGACTATTATACTTTCTACAACTAAATCAGCTGGTGCCGCATTAGACATCAGAGATCTAAAAGCTACTATCATATTAGCTGAACCATTTAAGTCAGAGATATTAGCTAAACAAACTCTAGGTAGAACTCGTAATCCTAACACGGAATGTATTGAGGTAGTAGATGATGGATTTAGATCTATATCTAGATTCTATAATGCTAAGAAACCTATCTTTAGCAAATATGCGACTGAGTGTAGAGAAATTAAGATTAGTCTTAATATGCTACAAGAGAAGTCTAATGAGTTATTTAAGATTAGAGAGTCTGTTAAGAAACAGTATGATGCTGGGTATTCTGTAATAGACTACAGTAAGGATGGATATAAAGATGGAGATTAAAGAACTATTTACAAAAGATACTTGCTTATATAAGAAGAATGGTAGATATAAGAATCTTATTAAAGCATATGACTTATACGTCAATAGTCTTATTACCAATGATAGTATGACTATAAATGAGACCTTTATTGATAGAATCACTGAGCTTAATAAGAATCTTATGGCTAATCTAACCAGTGCAGATCTTTTAAGATTTGTTTCTTATAAGCCTAAAGAAAAACATCAAAGAAAATCATTTATTGAATTCTATAATAAGATTGCTAAGATGTATAATAGTCTTGATCATCTTAGTAACAATTCTACACATTTAGTAGTAGTCGAAGGAGAAACTAATGAATACTAGACCAAGAAATAAAGCTAAAGCAGACAAAGTTATGGCAATCAGAGCTCTAAAAAGAATAGAAGCGATGAACGAGCAAACTATAAAGAAGTTAATTATAAATAATCTGTTAGATGAAGATGATTTATTGGAGTTGAATAAGTGGTCGTACACGAAATAAATGTAGTTCAAGAAAGTGATAATGATGAACAATCGACCAAGACAGAAGAAGAGACTATTTAAACGAGACTATGATTGTTTTATTAGATATTTGGTAAGAATCTTACCAGAAGATTTTAAGAACGACATTCGTTTAAAGATAAGATCTTTAAGAGGTAATAGTAATGAACACACGGAAACAGATGAAGGGTAATGCTTTAGGCATAATCAGAAGAAATGAAGAATGTCTATTTAAATACTTTCTTCGTAATATAGATAGTAGACTTCTTAAAAGTCCATACTATGATATGATTAAAGCTACTAAGCAACACAATGAGGTACAATATGCGAAATAAGAAGATTAGAAGTAGACAATATTATAGAATCATGAAACTCTATGGTGTACAAACTGAGCATATTGTAAATCATATGGAGGGTATAGATAGTAAGATACTTTGCTTATCTGAAGAGAACTATAATAGTGAGATAAGTATATATACTAACTATCCACGTGATATTAGATCTAGCTTTATTTGTACTAGAGACTTAGTATACCGTGAAGGTAAACTAGTTTGTCATTTAGATTATTTCCCTAATGCTTATAAGAAACCTAGAATCAAAGTATCCAATAACCAGTTATTTAGAAAGTATAAAGATTCTATCATTCTAAATGATAATGATATTAAAGTATAAAATAATGATATATTATAACGGTGATAGATCTTGATGATCTATCACCTATTTATTTATATTCCATAGTTATATTTTTAGACAAAGGAGAAACATATTATGGACCTTTTAAAACATTTGAACGAAACAAAATTGAATCTTAAATTTCAACAAGAAAGAGAGAAACGCAATGCAATAGAGGATAGCAAGGCGCTTATTAGACACCTAGATCCTGATTATGCAGAATATGAACTTGAATCTCTAAATCCAGTTGAAGAAATCGATGCTCAAAATGTAGAAATTATTGATGCAGTTGATGCAATCCAACAACCTTTAGAAAATAAGGATGCTGGCATTGCAGTGAATTTCAGTCAAATGATCAACCAACCTGCAATTCAGGAGGAAGTAGCTAAAGTAGTTACGTCGGTTCCAGAGCAAGGTGAGCCTAAGATCAAAGTGGTATTCCCGCAAAATGAACACATCTTAGGTAGCTATGTAGATTACGATTCCTTTAACAAAATTAAAGAATCTAACGCGGATACTATCATCCGCTCCGTTCGTGTATTGAACTTTAAAATGAGCGATCCGAATGCCGTAACAGCATTCAATAACTTCATTATGAAATTCAATCCTGAATGTGATCCAAATAAACGACTTAAATATGAATTGATCCGTCATCAAGGACGTGAGAAAGATATTGTAGTTCGTTTGTCTACCGTAGTGAACAATGTCAAGTACTATGCTGACATCTATGCTGATTTAAATAAGATTGATCTAGATCATCACTTAATCAGCAGTGCTAAGAAGAGATAAGATATTTCCCCTAGGAGTTCATTCTCCTAGGGGTTTTATTTTTTTAGGGTAAACTGGACAACCTAATATAGAAAGAGGTGTATAGTTTGGCTAACTTTGAAAATTATAATAAAGTAGTCGAAGTGATATTCGAACTGAATTATAAGTTGACATTAAAAATGGAGGTAACGTTTAATGGTATACTTAAGAGACTAGGTAATGATGTTAAAGAAAACTTTCATACTGAATATATAGTAAACTCTGGTAGTCTAACTACCAATGTTAAGTATCGATATAGAATGAAGTTATCACCTAAAGGTGAACAGACTTGTGTATATATCGATTGGGATAATTATGATGATCTCTTCAATGTATTAGAAGAATCGATAAAAATCTGTGATCCTGAGAATCCAAGAACTCCTTTCAAGAGAACTTATTCTGATAAAGGAGATCTATTGGATATTAGATGTAATAGTCTTCAAGTTAAGTATCAGCATCTTAATGATAGATTTGGTAATACAATAGATCTGATTCCATTTGTATTGGTTGATGAACAGTCTGGGTTACTTACTGAAGCAATAAGATTTAGATTTAATAATGAACTAGTATATGATGTACCAATATCTCGTCTTAAAGGATTTAGAAGATTCCTTATGACTTATAATCCTTTATTACATGCTGGTGCAATGGCTAGATATATGGCTATGACTCCACTACTCGGAAGCAATAGACAGAATATGATGAGGTCTTAATATGGATATTAAAAGAGCTAGAGAATTAATAAGACAATCTAATATTAGTTATACAATATATAGAATCAATCCAGATGGATCGATTAAGACAGATCATCAAATAACTAATAAAGATTATGAAGATATGCTTCTTAATAGTTTATTTGTATTTAAGCCCTATAGAGGAAGATAAAGAATAGAGAAGGAGTTTGAAACTCCTTCTCCTATTTAATTTTTTTATACTGTATACATAATTGGTTGGTTAGTATTTGCTGGGTTGACATAGTTATCTCTCATGAACTCTACAATCTCAGTTCTACGTTGTGCTTGAGATTCTAAAGAAGATAACTTCAAGTCAATATTAGCATATACTGTTTCAATACCATCATAGTGTTTAAGATATTCATATAAGAATGTAGCGACATCTGCTTGAGCTAATTGTTCAAATGTCTCCATCTTAGTTGGTTCAATAGTCATTAAGTTCTCTGGATGCTTAACGAATACCCCGATAGTTACATTAGCCAATAGGTTATCAGTATTACCGCCTAATGCCATTTCAAGTTTAACCATGTTAGGTGGAATGAAATCTAAGTAGATACCACTATTAAACAAAGAGCTAGTATCAGCATAGCATTGAGCTAGCATGATGCTATCCATATCCATAGATCTAGCTAGTACGTTATAGATACCATAACCAGAGTATTGTTGTAGACCAGCACGTTCATTATCTACATCACTCCAAAGGATATCTTTAACACCTAAGATCTCATAATTATCTGGCACTTCTCTATCTAAGAGATAGTAACCATCTTTCTTATCTTCAGGCTTTAATTGGACTTTAATCATATGAGGGAAGAAACGACTAAATGTCGACAATGTGTCGGGTTTAATAACCTGATCTACCCAGTGCTCTTTTTGGAGAGCCTCAGGTAAGTTCAAAGGAGCTGTACCTAGACGTCTCTCTATTTTATTTACAACTTCTGTCATTCTATTAAACATAAGTTAGGACTCCTTATTTAAAAAGTACATTTTATTGATATATTATTATGTTGAGGAGGAAAGATATGAACAGATTTGACATAATTGAATTAGCTCAACAAACTATAACTTTTGTACATAGTGCATTTAATGGTAAGGTGAATGCCTTAGATCCATATACAAGATTGAACTTCGTAGCTGGTTATTTAGATAAGAAAACCAATATCGCTAGGACTACACCATATGGGTGTATTTATGTAAGCTTAGAAGCTTTTGCTGATACAGTAGAAGCTTATAAATTTATAGATACTGATCAAATTAGAAATCTAGCATTAGAGATTATCATTCATGAGTTGACCCATATAGATCAACTTATTGATTATCGGTATATTAAATTTAATAATGGATATAGAGAAGAGATTGAAAGGCAATGTGTAAAACAGTCTTGTCAATGGATTCTAGATAATATCCAATTCATTAGATCTCTTGGTCTAGTAGTAATTCCAGAAGTATATGAAGAACGATTAGTGGGATTATCCAATGTGACTTACTCATTTAAGAATCCAGCAGTTATTGCTATGAGTAAATTAGAGCATATGATTGGTAAGAAGTTCAAAGAGTTTAATAGTACAGATATAGAAATCCACTATGTCGATAGACTCAAGAACTATTATAAGATTCCAGTATGTGCAAATCGTATGTATCAGAATAGTCAAAACCTAAATGATTTAGGAGAACGTCTATTGAATGATAAACAGTATACGATTGAGTATATGGAATATGGTAATTCCAAATTAGTAATAAAAATCACCCAAGGAGCTTAGACTCCTTGGGTTGTTTTATTTTTTTTCTTAGTATTGCTTTTTAGCCCATTCCATGATTTCATCTTTAATGTATTTTTCAGGAGACATAATCAAAGATGCACCAGTGTCATCAAATAGACGAACGTTACCATTCTCCAATACAGTCATACCACGTTTATGGAATTCCATAACATCAGAGATCAAGTCTACATTTGCAGACTCAGATTGAATATAGCTAATTACTGCAGGGTTATTGATTGGGATAATACGACCTTCATAACCTTCTTGAACTACAACTTCATTGTTGTCTTCAATACTAGCAGATTCTTTAATTAGACCTGTAGTGTATGCACGTTTATGAGAAGGATAGATTACACGGTCCCAAGTGATAACTTTTAAATTTTTTACATAGTTCTTACCACCAACGTTTTCTAATGCACCTAATGCACGAAGACTGAAGCTTGGTTTTTCACCATCTAAGAGATCTTCATTGAAGTCACGACCAGCTTGGTTATTTGTACCAGTATAACGACCAAGAACTAAGTTACCTTCAACTTTAATATCAAGATATTTAACTACTACCATAGCTGGATCAATTGTAGATTGGCGTTCAACTTTGTCACTCATAGGGTGACCTTGTTCACCTTTCATATTACCAGTACGAATAAGTTCTTGTGTACGCTCACATGCAATTTGAGCTTTAAGATCAGATGTTGCATAACAACGGCGGTTACGATTAATTACATCACCATCCTGAAGGATACCTTCAGCAACAGGCTTGTTGTTGATACTTTCAACGAGTCGAGATTCACCAACCGTCATTGGAGCTTCATGTATAATAAATGGAATATTCATTTTACCCTCCAAGATTAAATAATTTAGTATTACATTTATGTTAATTGACCCCAGTTTTAGCTGAATACAATGTTTATTATCTGAACTTATTAATAATAAACAATAAGTCTTGGTAAAAGGAGAAATGCGTAAAAATGATTACGAATATTAGAAAACGGCAACTCGAACTAAATAAGATACGAGAGACCTCGGATAAATATGCCGGGCTCTATAATATCGTATCAGAGAACCATAATATGGTTCAAGCTGAAACGGTATTTAAACACATATTAGAGCTAGATTCTAATATCGACACTGCGATCATGAAATCCGTAGACTTATTATTGGAATTATATAATGATAATGATCCAGTAGTAGTCAACCAACATCGCCAGAAGGTATTAGAGTCCATAAGTAAAGTACGTGATGCATCGCAATTCAAGAACTTCATTCAACGTAAGATGGCACTTCATAAAAACAGAGTCAAGAATGCTATCAGTAAGACAGTTGATAAAGTTCAAGATAATCTTAAGAAAACTGGTGCCACTGTAGCATCCAATATCCCTGGTAGTGTTAACTCCAACCAAGGGCAACAAGCTCAACAAGAAACGTTAAATATGATTTATCAAGCGGCATGTGAAAACGTAACCTATGATCGTATCATTAGAAACTATGATAAGATCAGTAAACGTTTTGACTTTGATAAAATCGTAATTGAAAATGTAATCAAGAAAGAAGATGCAATCAAAGAAGCTGTTACTATCTGTAAGCTTATTGATACTTACGATATGGTAGATATTAATAAATTCAAGATTGCTACAGAAAACTATCTCTTTGTACTAACTAAGAATGCATGTCCACATGATACAGTTCCTGTAGTGGAAGCTATTGCAGATTATTTCTTAACTAACTCTTCTGAAAAGATGAAATTTGTCAATGCACTTGAAAGTACATTGACTGATATGTCTAACTATAACCCATTTAACTCTTCTGATATCTCTAAGATTGTAACTAAGATTGATCGTACAGATGAAGACCCAGAAGAGGTTATTGATTTAGTTGGTGGTAAAGTAGATGCCTTCTTAGCTAAATTCAAATTCGTTCCAACTTTATCTGAATTTGAAAGAACTCTAAGTGAAATGCTTATTGCTCTTGGTGGTAAAAACTATATCAACCATGTTGGTGATGTTATTGATACCCTAAATCTTATCAATAAAGATACTACAGTATTCTTTAAGAAGTTAGTAGACTTCAATAGTACTTTCCTTTCTACTTATACTGGTAAAGATAAACCACTCTTAATTAAGAGTCTATTGAATACTTACAATAAGTACTCTAATAAGATTGATAAAGATATCATTGACCAAATGAACTCTTTAGTTGGTTCTATTAAAGAATCTTTTGAAATTGAAATTGAGACTCTCCCAGCTAAGCTAGATATGCTTATCGAAAGCTTAGAGTCTATTAATAATAAAGATGCTATCTCTCTTATTAGAGAATCTATCTCTCGTTACTCTTTAGAGGATATTGATGATATCACTAAGGTAGCTACAATGGATGATTCTTTACTCAATAAAGATCAATATAAAAACATCCTTAGAGGTGAACTACATAATGCTCGCCGTAATAAGTATAAGACTATGGATGACTATATGCGTATTGATTGTATCAAAGATAACTTAGGTAAACTTAACGCTGCATCTGACGATTCTGATGCAGAGCTCTCTTTGGATGAAGCTATCATTGATACTAAGATTAAAGAAGCATGTCTTAATAATATCCATGACTTTGCTAAGTTCCCAATGACTTTGAAAGAAATGAATATTGCTAATACTATTGCTATGGCATCTGAAAAGGTTAAATCTAAAATGGGTGAATTGTCTGCTGACTTATCTAATGCTAGTCGACAATTCGATGCTCAAATGGATCAACTTAAAGGACTAATCAATACTAAAGACTTAGAATCTGAAAATAGAGAAGCTGTTATTGCTGGTACTATATTACCTAAAGCTAGTCGTATTGTTAAATTAGCTATCACTTCTGGTGTAGCATACTTTATTAACCCAGCTATCTCTGTAGTTGTAATCTTAGGTTATCTTGGTATGTCTATGGATGCTCAATCTAAAGAGCGTCGTAAAGTATTAGATGAAATTGATTTAGAATTAGAAATGACTAACCGTTATCTAAAGAAAGCTGAAGATGATGGTAGCTTAGAAAAGCAAAGAGAACTTCTTAAGATTAAGAAGAAACTTGAAAGTCAAAAAGCTAGACTCATGTATAATATGGCATTTAAACATGGTGAAGCCTTACCTAGTAAAAATAAGGACGATGATTAATAAGGAGATATATAATGAGTCTTAATGATTTTTTAGCAGAATTGAAAGAGCAAGCCATCTATATGGAAGCTGATGATGATAAAAAGAAAAAGAAAGAAGATAAAAAAGAAGAGGATAAGAAGGAAGATACTCCACCTCCTGCAGGGGATGGTGGAGATCCTCTTCAATCTGATACAGATGATAATGCCGATGATGCTCCTGAAGATTTAGGTGCAGGTGATCCTGATGCGGATGGAGATGGTACAGATGATGAACCTGATGATCTAAGTGGTGGTGATGATCCTGCTGATGATGAACCAGGTGATGACGATGAAGAAGCTCCTGAAGAACCTGATATGGATGCCGATGATGAAGGTGATGATACAGGTGAAGATGATCCTTTAGATGATGAGGGTGGAGATGATGAGCCAGATGATTTAGGTGGTGATGATTCTCCTGAAGAACCTGATATGGATGCTGAAGGTGATGATGACTTAGATGCTGGTGATGATGGAGATATGGAACCTGATGATTTAGGTGATGGCGATGACACTGATGAGCCTGATGATTTAGGTGGTGATGATTCTCCAGATGCCGGTGGTGACGATGGTGATATGGAACCTGACGACTTAGGTGATGATGGTGATGACTCCGAAGGTGGAGATGACACCCCTGATGCAGGTGATGATGGAGATATGGGCTCTGGTGATGGTGGCTCTGGTAATCCAGATGACATCAAAGGACTAGAGAATGAAATCTTCGCTGACTTATCTGATGAACAGAAAGCTATTCGTACTAAAGAACTAAAAGATAGATTTGTTGAATTATATAATCTTACTTTAGCTTTCAAAGAGAAAGTAGATTATGTAAAGAAGACATCTGATAATATGCAAGTTATCACTAGAGTATCCAAGACCCTAGACAAGTTGTCTGATATGATCTCTCATTATATTAATAAGACTTTCAATACTAAGTCTTATATTGAGAACAAGTCCGACTTCTATTATTGCTTATGGGTTTTAGATAGAATCAATGAACTAATGGGAACTTTAACACCTAAAGAGCCTATTAAAAAGTAAACTGTATACTCTTGTGCAGTATAACAATATAGTAAATATTTTGGTGTCCCTATAGATACCTAATATAATCAAAATACAAAATTTACGATCTCGAAAGGAGAAAGATTATGCCAGTTGTAGGTGAATCTAAACAAGACAACGTGGTATTTGGCCGTGGCTATAACACTTCCAGTACTCGTCAATATGCGTCTGCTATTCGTGAAATGGCAGAAAACATCCGTCAAGAGACAGGCTCTGAATTCTATACAGAAATGAGCCGTGTAATGATGTCTCCTGAATCCAATAATACTTTGAAAGACTTCTTCATGGAAGGCTCTGCTGATATTGAAGAATTCCAAGCCCTTGGTAACCCTGAAGGTTATAATGACCATATGGCTATGATGGAAGCTCAATATGAAAATGACCGTTCCAAATTATTGGAAAGTGCAACTCTTGGCGCATACAACCCAGTTATGGGCTTAGTATTCCCATTGCACAAAAACCTTTTGATGAACAACGTATTCGACAAAGGTGCTATCAACAAAGCAGTTGCTAAAACACCTAAATTCACATTGACCATGAAAATCCGTAAAATGGTTACTCCAGATGGTCGTGAAATCGATATGTTCACTCAACAAAGTGAAATGTTTGGTGCTATTCTTGCGACAGCTCCAACTCATAACTTGATTGTAACTCTTCCTTTGGCTCCAACTGATACTACTGCTCAAGACAAAATCCGTAAAGCAGTATTCGGTGCTCAAGGTCTAGTACAAAATATCGATAACTTCTCTATCGAATCCGCAGTAACTCATATCGTTACAACTGCAGTACCTAAAGCTGGTTACATGAAACCAAATGCAACTAATGATGCTGTTGAACCTGTAACTGCTGCTGAAATCACTGCTGGTACAGCAATCAAAGTTGCAGTACCTATTCAAGAATGTCGCTTCGAACCAGGCTACGGTGAAATCGATCGTCAAATGATGACATCTTTCTCCGCTACTGTTGAAGCTACTGCTGGTACTCCTAAAACTATCGCTGGTCATTTGGCTGGTTTCTTCAAAAACAATCAATTCATGTTATACTGCTCCGATCCTGCAGTAACTGAAGTTGTATTGTCTGTACGTCGCGAAACTACATCCGCTATGCACAACACTGTAAGCGTTAAATGGGATTCCCAAACTAACATCGTTGAAATTCCTGATGCTTACCCAATCAATACTACAATCAGCCCTGAAGAAGTAAAAGATATTCAAGCTCTTTATAACGAAGATCAATTGACTAATATCCTTTCCTTGTTCAAAACAGCTCTTGGTAACTTCAAAGATGACAAAATCCATGCTGAATTGGATGAATCCTTCTTACGTATGCCAGAAGCTAACAAATTAGCTGAAGTATTTGACTTCGCTCCACCAGAAGGTTATGCATTGGATCAAGTAGAATACCGTCACAAAACATTCATGGATGCTTTGGACAACTACGCTCAATACATGATCCAAGTATTGAATGACCCTAACATCACAATCTCTGTAATTGGTAACCCTGCGATCATTCGCAAAATCACACCAACTACTTACACTTACCAAGCTCCAAGTTCCATTGGTCCTGTAGAATTAGACTTCACTCGTACAGTTGTAACTTCCGACAAACGTGTTTACAACTTCGTAAGCTCTGATAAACTACGCAACAACCAAAACTTGATCATCTTGTTAAACCCTCGTAATTCTGATCGCATTATCTATTGCATCTATGATTACCAATTGTACTTATCCAATGAAATCCGTAACGCTCAAAACCCTGCATTGCCTGCAGTACATGCATTCGAACGTTTCAAATTGGTAGGTTACCAACCAGTACAAGGTCGTGTAAAAATCATCAACCCAACAGGTCTCCGTACTCGTTATGAAAACCTTGACCCAATTGGCCGTAACTTGATGAATGATTACACTACATTCATTCCTGATACTATGACAGCTACTGGTACAGCTGGTGGTTACCCTAACGCATCTGCTTACACTAAAGTAAATGATGCTAAGAAAGACATCACTGCTCCAGAAAAAACTGAATATGTAAAACCATAATTTAACTAATTAGGATTTTAGCCTAGGGCCTTAATAGGCTCTAGGCTATTTCCTTTACTTTCAAGAAGGGAGTTCTAGTATGAACAATTATGATTTCGGCGATTGCTTAGAGATTATTGAGCAACTTCGTACAAATCAAGACCCAGATCTTCTAAGACGGTTGAATCATGAGCTTAACTCTTTCTTTACTGGGAGTACTTGTAATACTGTATTGCTTTCTAAGAATACTGATACTCCATTCTTCGGTATTTGTGTAATGCCAGTAATTAAAGATAATGATATCTATGATATTCTTTTGAATGATGCATTTGAATACAATAGTGATGATTCTAAAGCTAAAGTAAGTAAATACTATTTAGAGATTGACTTTAAACTATTCAATCCAGTTGTAAATCTAACTAATAGAGAGATCTTAGCATTGATTCTACATGATATCGGTGCATTAGTTAATACATCTTCTCCTATCGATATTGCTAAAGCAGAGATCGATATGTACTTAGATAAAACTAATAGTGTTATTCGTAGAGCTAATACTGTAAACTATGCTGCATTGTTGGCATTTGGTTTCAAAGATTTACTATGGAAGATTACTTCTGTTATGTATAAAGATCATGACTTATTGATTGCTGATGATTTCTTAATCGGCTGTGGATTTGGCATGGATCTTGAGTTTGCAATCAAAAAATTAAAAGACTCTGGATATATCAACTATCTAGTAAGTGGTCCTAGAGATACATCTACTATTATTGCATGGTGCTTATCTGTATATAACGATGTATTATCTAACCGCATCATTACAATCAAAGGCTTACGTAAAGCTATCTCTTACACTGCTATTCGTCTAGTTAAACGTGAGATCGAACGTGTTATTACAGCACTATCCCGAATCGATGACAATTCTCTATTAGAAGCTGGTCCAGTCGATTGGGCTCGTAAACAATATAGGGACACAACGAATTCTTTCAAATATAGTGCTATCAAAGATTATGAGAATGATCTTTATGAATACCAAATCCGTCTACGTAATATTGATGAAGAGAATGATGCATTGTTGTTGCTACATTCCATCAATACTCGTTTATCTATTATCGATGGTGTTTTATCTGAAGAAGATTTAGATGAAAAACTAAGAGCTAAGTATGCTATTCTTCAAGCTAAATATACTAAGCTAAGAGAAGAGTTAGCTAAACGTGAAACTCTAAGAAGAGACTATAATCGTATCTATATCAACTATCCTGATATGGAACTTAAACGTAGATAAACAAAAAAAAATAAATACCCTAGGAGATTGAATCTCCTAGGGAATTTTTCTTTTAGAATAATTCAAAGATCATCGAATGACCAATCTCCAAATCTTCTACTCCAGTAGGATCTACTGATCCATTGCAGAAGAATTCTAAAATTTCTTTAGAATCTAAATCTTCTTCTACACCGTTTGATACTTTAATATTAAAAATATCAAAATCAGTTTCACTAAGGTTGCCTTCTACACTAGCAGTCAATGTAATATAATCCCCACCAGCATCTTCTCCATAGCACTTAACGCTATAGATAGAATGATCTGTTTTGGTAACCTTCATATTACCTTCTAACTTTGGAGCTACTAATTTTAATACTTCTACTAAATTCATGATATGACTCCCTTCTGCCTTTAGGCTTAAACAATATAAACTATATCATATCACCTTAATAATATATGATTCTAGATATACCCTATTACAAGGATATATTATAATCTTGATTGTAGGATATTACTAAACACCCTACAATAGATTAAATTAATTATCTTATCTTTTTAGGAGGTAACAGAAATGGCTCTTGGACAAGGCTTATTCAACCGTAATGGTAATTCTAATCAAAAGAAAACTATCAATGTATATTCTAACTATAGAATGACAAACTCCAAAGATGTTAGCAACTATGGTGGCTCTTCTATTGGATTCGTATTCTGGCAAGGTACTTTAAAGATTGGTATTGCTCCATTGAAAATGGTATCTGGTCAAGACTATCCTATGCCGGATCGTGATCGTGAAGTAAGTGCATACTTAAAACACACTAAAGCACGTATCTTGGCTAAAGAAATTCGTCGTTTCTTAAATGGTGAATTAACTTCCGTTGGTATCACTACTGGTGCCAATACTTTCATTACAGTATCTGATGGTTCTGACTTCAATTTAGAGCAACCAGTTATCTGTATTCGTAAATTGAATAAAGATCTCTCTGCATTAGAAGAGGAAATCTTATTTATCTGCCGTAATGACTTACACTTCTCCGTTCATAACTTTGATAAGGCTACATTTGATGGAGATAAAGACTTCGATACATATAAAAACATGGATCTTGAAGACTTCGTTCTTGTATTAGAAGAGTATGCTAGATCTATGACAAATGCTACAGCATACTCTGTACATGAAACAGCACAGTATGTAAATAGCAATATGAATGCATCCATCGAAGCAATCGCTGAAAAATTGGGGGTAAACTCTAATGCTGGTACTAGCTCTAGCTTTAGCTCTGGATCTTCTAATTCTAATTCTGAGTTTAAGCGTGCATCTTTAGATGACATGTAATATTATAGGAGATAGGGATTCTTTCTCTATCTCCTAATTTTTTTGTAAGGATACTCATATGGAAGGCAAAACGATAGCTCCTGTATTTGAATATGGAAGCTTGTTCAACACTGACTTATCAATATATGATGTACTTAAATATGGCTTTAGAGGTTCTAAATACTTTATAAATGGTATTTTAGATCTATCTCAATTAGATATGATCTATATCTTCCAAGAACGTTTAGAGTCAAATCCTTTAACTGCCTTATTAAAGAAAGAATATAAAGACTCTGCTGATGACTTACTAGAAGAGATAATCAATACATATGGAGATATGATATATCTAAACGCATATGAGACTGATCTATTCAAACTCTTCTATAATATTATAGCCATAGAAGGCAAGAGCTTCAATATATCAATAGCTGTAGATAATATTCATCAAGAGACTACTTTACGTACTATGTCTCTTCCTATGCAAAATAATCTTAGGATATATCATAGACGTGAGATTCCATTAGACTCTTATGATGCTGTCTATATCGAAGACCTAAATAAACTACATCAGTATTCACCTAAAGTTAAAGGTAAGCATATCTTTACTTTACGTAATGCTATCAATACAGATTATGACTACACTATGAGTAGATATATAGTCCAAGCTAAGTACTTTGACTTATTTCCAGATAACTTATTCTATGTAGTCGAACCTTATGATGAATTAGGTAAAATTGAGAGGTAATTGTAATGAAAATCTATTCTAATATTGTAGAGCAAGAAACTTTACATAAACAAACCATGGCAGTATTGGAAATTATTGCCAATTCACTAGTAACTTCTTTTGGACCATATGGTTCAGCTACTCAAATCAAGAAAGATGACATTCTTCCTAAATTTACTAAAGATGGTCATACTATCTTGAAGAATATCTACTTCAATGGTACTTTAGAAATGAGTATCCGTGAAGTATTAGAAGACTTAACTTCCCATGTAGTTAAGAACGTTGGTGATGGTACTACATCTGCTATCTTATTATCCCAACTAATCTACAAACGTTTAGCTACTAAATGTGAACCAAACTTAGATAACTCTAAAATCTATGACTGGCATTTACCTCCAGCTGAATTAGAACGTGAACTTAATGACTTAGTTAAACGAGTAACTGAAGAGATCTTATCTGAAACTCGAGAAATTAAGACATATGAGGATATCCATAAGATTGCTCTAATCTCTACTAATAATAATGAAGAGATGGCTGAATTGATCTCTGGTATCTATATGGAAAATGGTACTGATGTATACATTGACGTTAAACGTTCTATGGATAACCAGGACTATATTAAGATCTTTGATGGTATGACTATTGACTCTGGTTATGCTGATAAAGTATTCGTTACTAATGAAGCAGAATCTACAGCAGAAATCAATGCTCCTAAAATCTATTTCTTCGAGTCTCCTATTGATACTCCAGAAATGATTAACTTCTTCTCTTCCATCATCTACCATAATATCATGGAACCTTTAAAAGATCGTCGTGAATTAACTCCAACAGTTATCATGTGTCCTAAAGTATCCAGTGATATTGCGGCTATTATGGATCCACTAGTTAAGACAATGATGAATGCTAAAGCTAATAACTTCCACATTCCATTCTGTCTAATAACTGATATCCGTAAACCAGAAATACTTATGGATTTAGCTAACTTATGTGAAGCACGTACTATCCGTAAGTATATCAACTTAGAACAACAAGAAAAAGACCAAGAGAATGGTGATGCTCCGACAGTTGAAACTATTGTTGATTGGTGTGGTACTGCAGATGCAGTAGTTGCTGGTTATAATAAGACTAAGATTATCAATCCAAAACTTATGTACAAAGAAGGTACTACTGAATTCTCTGACTTCTATAAATCTATCATCAATAACTTAGAAATGCAATTAGCTCAAGCTAAACAAGATGGTAAGAACCTAAATGATATTGGTAACTTACGTCGTCGTATCCATAGCATGAAAGCTAATATGGTTGACTTATACATTGGCGGTTCTACTCCAGAAGAACGTGATAATCGTTTTGATGCTGCAGAAGATGCTGTATTGAACTGTATGTCTGCTGCTGAATATGGTTATGGTTGGGGTGCTAATATCCAAGCATTCAATGTATTCCATAGACTTTATAGAAATCCTAATAGTGGTATCATTAGTGTAGTATATAATGCATACTTAGATTTACTTGCAAAACTTTATGGTTCTTCATTAGGTGAAGTTCCTTCCTCATATACTGAAGCGTCTGATGAAGTTAAGGCTATGATCAAGACTACTATCGAAACTAAAACACCTATTAACCTACGTACAGGTAAAGCCGATGGTCTAGTATTATCCTCTATTAAATCAGACATCACTGTGTTAGACATTGTTGCCAATGTGGTTGGTATGCTCGTCACAACCAAGCAATTCCTTTGCCAATCACCAGCACACAATATCTATATAGATTAATTGTCCAGAGCAAGCTTACTAGGGTAGGGATTGATTCCCTATCCTGGTAAGAACCTCATTAAGGAGAGTTTGGATGGCAAAACTAGAACTGACTCTAGATGAATATGGTAAATCTCCTGCGGGTAAAGGTAATGTAACTGGCTCGCAATATCTTGCTCAAGCTTATAAGAATAAGTTTGATAAAGTCATGTTAAGAGTCAATGGTAAGATAGACCATAACTTTTATACTGACGGAACTTCATATTTCATTCTACTTAGAGTACCATCTGAGATAGTACCTAACTTTACATATGAAGTTGTATTTAAATTCTTCCCTAAGAATATGACCGATGGTCATTCAAGTTCTCTTAAGGGATATAAAGTTCAATTCTTCTCTAATGATCCAGCATTTACATTTACATTTGCTTATGTATATAATCAACATGGTATCTTAGTAGAAGAACTTTTAGAAAAAGTGCCCTCTGAGGTGCTTAAAACTAAGCCTAAAGAACGGAACCCCTACGGTATAGTTAATTTCGCTAAAATCCTATACTTTGGGTTCCTATATATACGTCAACATGGCTTCCTAGAGAAGCATTATTATGAAGAATCTAATTTAGCTATTAGAAATGCTAAAGATTTCTTCAAATTAGTAATAGATTCTAACACTAAAGCACAGCTCCGTTATGAAGCAGAGCAAGATGCTAAAGCTAGAGATCCATTATGGAAACATCGATTAGAAAAACGTGGGGTTAAATCTGGCGGTAACGCCAATAAAGTTGTTAAGAATATTAAGAAGGCTAGAACAGTGAACACGACAACTGCATCAACAATGAGTGCTGGTATTAAGAAGCAATCTAACATTAGGACTACTCGGACTACAAAACGAAGATAGGCTTATATATTATATAGGTGAATACAGATCGTTTTATGTATTGAGGAGGAAGTTAGATGCAACTAACAGAAGCATTAACAAGTAGAACGGTTCGACGTAATATCGAAGAATCAGGGGAAATCTACGATCGTGAGTACTCTATACGTACTCCTGAAGTGAGAACGTTCTCTACGTCTATTAGACCAGAGGATGTTATTCCACCAATCGATGATTGGTATCCAACAACAGAGGAAGACAAAGTATTAAAAACTATTAGAGGTAAGCAAATCATTGCTCCTCTATCTCAAATGCTTACAGATAATCAAGAAGATAGTCTTATCTTTAACTCATTTGTATTGAGTATTAAGAAATGCTATTCTTCCGAAGAGCGTGTAGATCACTTTACACACTATTTGAATTATTTTGAGAAATTCTATGATCCTGAACATGAATTGATTGCAATCTATGCAAGAATCAAGTTCTTGATCGATACAGATGAGCATGATGTTTATGACTTAAATGCATTTATGGCTGATATCAAACGTGATATCTTATTTAGCTCATTTGCACGTAAAGTCAAAGCATTGAATGAAGATAACTTTATCATCCATATTAAACGTAATAAGAAAGATGGTAACGTTCTTCAGTATTCTAATAAGCATCTTCAAGCATTAATGGAAGTAAGTATGTTTCAACTGATATTGATTCCATTATTGATCCACTATGCTTATATTAAGAAGATACAAAATATAGACGAGTATCTAATGAAGTTCTATGATATCCTTATTGTAGACATGCATCCTGATATGGATCTATATACTAAGTTATCTGAAACAACAAATAGCCGTATCATTCAAGATATGAATAAGAATATTGGTGCATGGGATAGACAATTCATTCGTTCCCGTAACAAGTTCTCTCATAGCTTTGATACGATCATTAGTATTATCATTCAAGTTATTCCGAAAGCTGTCTATAATGGTACATTGCTGAATCTAATCTATGTATCCATTAAAAACAATATTCGCAATAAGGTAGTTAATGCTAAATACGAATTCGCATTCAATCAATTATCATCTGATCGTAATGAAGGTGATGATGATGACAATTCAGAATTCGATAAATTTGAAAGCCATCTCTCTAAGAAGAATGAAGCCTTATTGATTCATAATCAAGTAAACTTCAGAAATACTATGAAGCAAATTGAAGAACGATTTGGTCCATTCACTAAAGAAGAGATTGATTATTATAAAATAGAGTTATCCAAAGGACGTAAGTCTCCAATAGTACCACATCAGAAGATGCTTGTATGCTATCTATTCTATAAGTGGTTTGGAGATCCATCTTCTTTAGGATCTATTGATTTAACCAACTATATCAAACTTATCATTGCTGCTAAACGTATCTTAGCATCTAATGGCTTATATACTATGGAAGCAATCTTATCTGGTAAGTTTGTTAAAGTAATAAAACGGGTTAATATGAATAAGAAGGAGCTAATGAAGATTACTTCTTCTAATACATATGAATCTGTAGCAAGTATATATCGTAATGAGAAGATTACCAATCTTCTTATTTCTATGCTTGCCACTATAGTATCCTCTAAGTTCCAAATCATTGATTTTGATAACAAAGAGAATACAGGTAAGGTATTTATACCACAACAGGAGTTACTTAATGAGGAATTCTTAATCTATGCAAGTTTAATCAATAATGGTTAATATTTAGGGTAAGAGAGCTTAGACTCTCTTACCCATTGTATTTTATTCAGGAGGATTGAATATGATTGTTAAGTTTACAATGAAATCTGATTTACCAAGAGATTATTATGAGCCTGTACTATATAAATATTCTGATTTCTTATTCGGTGATATATCTATAAGTGGTATTATGAATAATAACTCTCTATGTATTATCTCTGCTATATTTAAAGATGGGTATAGATATACTTTAAACTTATCATTCCGTAATGGTAAGCTTAGGAAAGTATATTTTAACGTGACCAGATTAGACTCTGGTTATGTATTGAATCTTATGGCTATAGAAGAGAATCTAGATGAATTATTAGGATATATCTATAATAACTACATTCTAACTAAAAACTTAGATATCACCAAAGAGGAGGAGAAGTAATAGTGTATACTGATTATATAGATGAGTTAGTTAATGATGGACTTCTATTTGGTTCAGTAGACATACAAGAATACGATGGTGGATGTCGTATAGTATGTGGAGATAAACTTAGTGATTCTATATTAGAGATAGCCGAATATAGAATAAGTACAGATGGTACAATACATACGATGGAATTTGCTATGTATGTTAAGACTGAATATATCGATGATGATGAGACTGATACTATCTTCCGTATAGATTCAGTAGATCATACTATCCCTGAGGTATTAGAGTATATTAAAACTAGAAAAGGTAAATAATGACACACGAAGAAGTACTACAGTATATGATAGATGATGTATGTATTCTATTTGGTAATATAAGTGTATCTACCATGAGAGATAATGGCTGGGTTAAATGTATATACACTGAAGAAAATAATATTAATAACAAAGCTGAGATCAGTTATAAGCTAACTGATAATGGTGTTGACTTTAAAGGAATTTTCTTTAGTAAAACAAAACCATCAGATGTATCTGAAGATGGAGAAATATCTTTATTGATATATCAATCAACTGATGAGAGATATATGTATGAGTTGATTCTCTATCTTAGGGGATTACATCAAGCTTTTGGTGTAAATGCTATTAATGACAAGGAGTTTAGTTATGAAGATTAACTTTAATGAACTAACAGAATCTGTACACAATCTATTATTTGGTACGATTACAATGACTACTATGCACGATTCTACTGCTACTGTAGAATGTATCCATAGTGATGATTACTATTCAGCTAAGGGTAGATTTATAGTTAAAGATGATACTATAACCTTTGCATTCATTAATATCAAAGATTATGATCCTAAAGATAAGATCTTCCCTATCAAGGAAGTTACTAAGCTAGCTAGAAAAGATCCTGAATCAATCGCTGAAGTATTAGCATTATTCGAAGACTGTCAGTTAAACTTCGGATATGATACGACAATTAAATTTAGAGAGGCTTCCAATGGAAAATAATGTATCCGCATCAGTAACCAATACATATAAGCAATACTTATTCGGTACGGTTGCAGTTATAATATCTAAAGAATCTTTATATATCGAATGCGATCAAACTAAGGATGATATTACATATGTGTCTAGTATGGTATTTGATATATCTAAAGAAAAAGCAGTATTAACCAATCTATTATTAGAGATCCATGACTATAGATTGAGTAATGATATCTTATTTAGAATGGAATCTAATATTGATATCTATATTCATGATACACTAATGACCATTCTAGATGTAGTTCTAACTAAAGGTCTTAAACCTGAAGGGATAGTATACTCTAAATATAAATAATATACTAGTGGGTAACAAAAGAATAATACTTATTCATTAATATATGATTGGGGAGTTTTACTATGATACTACAAGGTTATTATACACTTATCACTAGTAAACTAAGGAAAGATAAAACTTCTTTCCGTTCTGAGTTTACTGGATGGAAATACTATGTTAATAGAGACAATTTTTATGTAGCAGATATTGGTGAAGTATCTTTTGTTATTGATGAGACTGATAATATCATGATCAAAGATCGTACAGGATATATCAATGTCAATAACTTTGATATTAGAGCCAAAGCTGCATTCACTGATATGATTGAATTCATGGATAGTAAATACTATCAAACGCCAGTAGGAGTCTAACTCCTACTGGTATTCTTTTTTGTACTCTAAAATATATATAGTCGTATATTATAAGGGTGATATGATATATTTATAATGTATTTGAGTTTAAAAGGAGGTAATATATCATGAATAGAATTATTGAATCTTTAAGTATTTTAACAACGTCTCTTGCAGAGACAACAGTAGAGCGTTTAGAGGATCGCTTTAAGATAAACTCCTCTCATTCGTATAATGACAGCTACTTCCAGTACGATGTATGCTACTATACATTTATAAATGGTGAAGTTGATTTGGAAGGCAATATACTAAGCGGCACACGCCGTAGTGGTGCAGACTTCTGGAATGGTGGTGAGGGGTCCGAAGAAGTAATTCTTCATTATGGAGATCTAGATTTTGAGGATGGATCTGGTAAAGATGTTATCATCAAAAACGAAAAACTTATCTTGGATATGAAACCAGGTGATGTATTGAAGTTTGATCATAATGGAGACATCTATAAAGAACCAGCGATCAATAACGGTAGAATTGGTTTACAAAAATAGGAGGTAATAGGTAATGAAAATAACACAGTATATTGAAGGATATGATCCAGTGATGTTAAAGAATATACTATTCTGCTTTAAGCACGAAATCTTCATGAAATCATTTCCTTATGATGATACTAAAGTAAGTAGTCTAAGAAGTGATGCTAGACGTGTTCTAAAGTGGGAGGAAATGTACGATAAACCATTCGAAGATATTACATTAGCTGATACCTTTAAGTATGAAAAAATTAAATACACCTCATTCTGTCGGAATATTTATATTAGATACTTCAATATAAAGCTTATTGAAGAGATAATTGAAACATCAACTTATCATGTATCAGATATAATACGTAAGTATGGGTGTAGTACAACAAAAGCAAGATCATTAACATTCTTCAAGTATGATGATTCGAAGTATACTAAGAGATATTCCAATGAAGAAAGCCAAATATATATTGCAATGAATAGATTAGATAAGAATCCAAAAAGATCATTGGATTTTAATCTAAAGTGCATTAAAGTCATTGGAGAATCTGATAACCCACTTGATGATATTAAAGATCTATACCGAGAAAATGGTCTTAGGATCGGAGACTATACTATCAATAAGATAAAGACCGCAATAAAGCCTAAGAGATTTTATAAATCTTATATAACTCAAGTTAATAGAATGATTGATACTGGTAAAATAAAATATAAAGGAAATTTATATAATTATGATCCAGCATGTAGAAATATTATGTTTTTCTATTATCTGCTTAGATTGGCAGTTAAAAATGATATCCCTGGAAGAAGATGGGATAGGAAATTAGGAGTAGTGAAAACTGATGAGTGAAAATTATAGATTTGATCATATGCCAGAAGTGGTATTAAGAAACGTTAAGTTTATTCGTGAGAATAATATTGATATTGGAACTGGAGACGATGTACTAGATTGCATGATGGAAATAAATCCAGTGCTAAGACAAAGAATCTACGATGATTATGATTTGGCTAAAGATGTAGCTGAACGTAGATTCCGTAGTACTATTGAAGAATTAGATTTAGCTACGGTTCTTCAAAAATGTACTACTCGCCCATATATTGCTATCTTAAACAATATCTTCTTTAGATACTTCAATAGTAAACTAATAGATGATATGTTTAAACTAGGTGAGTCTACTAAAGTATTAGACTTAGCTATTGAGTATGAATGTGAATACTATACTATAAATAGTGCTAAGACTAACATTCGTAGATATATGCAACAAGTATACTTTGATAAGTATGCAGCTGACTCTAATATTATTAGTAGCCATAGAGTATTGAATGACCCACAAGTGAATGCAGTAAAATCTGCAGAATTTACTTATGACCTATTCACTGCAGCAAGAAGTGAAAAATTCAATCCTGAGATGGTAAGAGACATCTTCTTAAAGTATGGATTGAAAACTAATTCTTCTAGAAATCTATATACTAGAATGAATAATAATCTAAGCTTGTATTACTATATGGAAGACTACTTAACAGAATACATGCTTAAAGGTAGCTTCACATATGGTTCTCAAGTCTATAGCACTATTAAAGAATTTAAGTGCTTACCGTTAATGAATGTATTGACTCAATTAACTAGACCTAATCCGTCTGGTTATGTTTTAGACTCCAATTTAGAATTGGTGAAAGGATAAAATTATGATTACAATTGAATTAGTAAATAAAGTTAAAGAAGCATTTGCAAAATACAATTCTGATTTAGAGCTCACTTATCGAGACTTTAAAGAAAGATTGTCTGCTAAAGAGGTTTATGATATATGCATTGGCAAAGCAGAAGTAAGCGATGAGCTTCCTAAAGAAGATTTAGTAGGTAATAGACTAAATCCATTCTTATATAGAAAGGATGATGAGCTATCTGAACAATTGACATTTGTTAAACGCAATGATGAGTTTACTATCAAGTCTGGGGTAGATAACCCAATTACTGAAAAGGTAGTTGAAAAGGAACCAGAACCTGTAAATATGATAGATACAGTAAAAGAATCATCTAGTTTGAATTATGAATCTGTAGGGTTTGCTATTGGTTTTAAAAATGCATCTGCTGAAGAATTATTAGAAATGGCTAATGGTAATGCATTAAGACTAATCCCTGCATTACAATGGCTCTATGTGCAAACTAATGAAGATGGATTACGAAATCGTATTAAAGAATTAACATTGGGTGTACTTTTCAAATAACAGCTTAACAACGTAGTAATCATGGAGGTGAAGTTATGAACCCGTTATCTTTAGCAGTAGCTGCAGCTAAAACCATCTGGAGTTATAAAGAAGCTGCAATTATTATAGCAACTGGAATTGCTGCAAAATGTGTATTAGACTCTAAAACATTAGATAATTTATCTAGTAGAGGTATTGAAAAGAAAGAATCTGATCATAAAACTGAAACTGAGTCAATTGAAGATGTAGCCATTAACTCACTTAAAGAATCTTCTAAGAAAGATAAAGTTAGAGACTTAGCTAAATTAGTGTCTGAGGCTAAAGGAGCTATTAATGCTACAAGCTCAGTAAAACAAACTAAAGTTGTACTAGAGGCATTTAGCAATGCTTTAGAAAAGAAAAAGAAAGAAGAGAACTAATGGATGTAGGCAGCAAACTTAAAGCACTAATTCCCAATAGCCAGTTTGCTGCTGGTAAGAAGGAATTAGTGCTACGTTGCCCTTATTGTGGGCATACATCTTCCGCTGGGAAGAAACACATGTATATAGGCTTATCGAAAGATAAGCCTTACATGTTTAACTGCTTTAAATGTGAAGCAGGTGGATTAGTAAATAGAGTCTTCTTAGATCTATTGAATATACATGATCAAGAGCTAATCCAATATATTGAATTGCACAATAAAGCTATGCGTAAAGCTAGAGGTAATCATTATTCTGCAAATAATATAAGACAACCTCAAGTAGCATATGATGCTTTTGAAGTAAACTATGATGTATATCCCGATAAGGTTAAATACATCAATGGTCGTCTAGGTAGTAATCTGTCAGTATCAGAAATGATGAATATGAAGATTATATTCGATTTTTCTTTTTTTAAACGACAGATTATGAGCTATCTGGGAGCTACAGAATCTGATTTTGAAAGAATTCAGAGGGACTATGTAGGGTTCCTCTCGGTTAATAATACATCGCTGTCTATGCGTTGTATTAGAGAAGTAGATAGTAAATATAGATATCTAATCTGTAAGTTAGATGATAGAGATATTTATAACAAAGCTTTCTGTATACCATCGGTTATACCGTATACATCTCAAAGAATACCAGTATATATTACAGAAGGACAATTTGATATCCTATCGATATATACTAATATAACTAAGGGATCAACTGGTATATACTTTGCTGCTGCAGGGAATAAGTATTCAGCTGTCTTAAGATATATCTTATCTAGGGGTATAATGAATATGGATATCCATCTATATTTTGATAATGACTCTGCTGGTGAGATAGCTAAAAGACAAATTGAATACTTTATAAAGAATAATATCATCTTCTTTAGAGGATGCCAAGTATTCACTCATGTGAATAAAAAAGATAAAGACTTTGGTGTTCCATTAGAGAAGATAGATGACTATTGTATCAAAATATTATAGTGGTATGGGCGTAGAAGTCCATACCGCTTTATTTTTTTGTCTTAAACATCACATTAATAAAGGAGGTCAGCTATGGGTAAATTCCTAGATACAACATATACCGCAACGATAAACTCCATTCTAGACTCAGAAGTCAAACGACTGGATAATACGTTTTATACTTTTACAGATAAAGCTCCAACAACTTGTACGTACTATAACTTAAACACTAGTCATAGTACACTAGATGAAGCTTCAAATCTTGCATATAGCTATACTGATGGAGATTCTCCATTAAGATATAATAGAATTAAAGATACTGTACTATATGGTATAGATAGAATCCAAGTACAATTAGAAGCTGGTGACTTTGGTATAGAATCAGATAGCATCGAAGGTGATGCTTATATTATTCCAAATGCATTTAAGCCATATCCACAAGATTATTTTATAATCAATCATACTAATGAAGAGTATCTCTTTAAAGTAACTAATGTATCATTAGATACATTACCTACTGGGGCTAATATGTATAAGATCTCTTATAAGTTAAGCTCCCATGATGGTGATAATACTGATATCGATGCTTTAGTAGTAGAATCCTATACAATGGATACTACTAATATTGGTACTAACTTATCTTTAGTCATTAAAGATGATGACTATTCATATATAGCTAAGCTAGAGCAAATCTGTACTGATATGATGACTTACTATAGAAGCTTATTCTATAGTGATAAAGTACAGACTTTTATTTTTTCTTATGATGATCATAACTTCTATGATAGCTATATGGTAGAGTTCATTAAGCGTAATGATCTAATGAATACTGGAGAACTACCATTCTTACAAGTATCTCATCAGTTAGCTACTAAGTCTACATTCGCATTAGACTACTCTAGATCTTTCTTCCATTCATTAGAAAGAAAAGATATTGGTACAATCTGTAATCCATCTTGTTATGGTATGAAGATTGAAGATAAGACTTCTATTATGTATTATAACTTAGAAGACTACTACTATATCTTCCATGAATACCGTATGGGTGATTATTGGCAAGTACCATCTATTGATGATGATACAGTTATGCGTATCAGAGACAATGAACGATATGAAACAGATGACTTATACTACTTCAAGAATATAGTTATCGACTACTTTAATAATAATACTGATAAGATGAATAGATATGAGGAATTCTTAATCAAACACCTAGAAGACTTCAACTATTCTATCCCTGCAAACGTGATATTTTACTACGTTCCTGTGATTATATACATTCTACAGGACCAAATTAAAACTATATTAAAAAATGTATCACGTTAACATATCAGTAATCTTAATGGAGGTACTGAAATGAACAGTGAACTCGATCAATATTTCAAAGAGCAAATAGATGAGAAAGACTCATTTGACGTAATGGTTGATGAGAATGCTTTTCTTAACTCTTTGATCACTAAAAGAGATATCGTTGATGCCATTGAGAATGGCGATGACGATGATGAAATCATGGATGATGATGAGATAGCTTTATCTACATTATCCGATGAAGATTTAGATGAATTAGTGGGTGATGAAGAAGACTTCATTGATACCACTATAGATTAGTAATATTTTAAGGAGGATTTAGAATGGCTGAAGATAAAACTATCCATCAAGAGCTAGATGATGCAGCTGCTACTGTAGAAGATGTAGTTGCTGACTCCACAGCTAATGATAATGATATGGATAACACAATCGATAGCGTAGTTGATGCTATGGATGAAATCGAATTAGACGATGATGACGATAACAGTGACATCGATACAATCGCTGAGCTTGAAGATGAAGAAATCGATATCGAAGCTGACGGTGAAGATGACGCTGCTGAATTAGAATTGCTCTCTGATATCGACAATAGTCATCAAACTGATAGCAAAGAATTAGCTGAAGAAATCGAAGATAATGTAGATTTGAAAGAAGCTTATGATCTTATCGATGATGAATTAATTGAATCTATTCAGGAGGCATATACTGATGACTACGAAGACTAAATTCGTTGACGTAACTTGCCGTCAACCAATCCGCTTACGCAACAAAATCGTTCGTGCAATCTATCATGAAAACTTGACTACTCAAGAAATCGCTGATTGTATCTCTCAACATGCAGTTGTTGAGGAAATTCTTCCTACAGGTGCTAAAGTTGTTTTAGACTTCACTAACTATGATAAATTTGAAGCTCCTAAAACAGAAACTAAACCAGCTCCTAAGAAAGAAGCTAAACCTGCTAAAGAAGAAGTAAAAGAAGAACAACCTAAAGAAGAAGAAACTAAGCCAGCTAAAGAAGAAAAACCTGTAGTGGCTCCAGTTAAAGAAGAAGAAGTTGTAGAAGACGCTGATCAAAAAGTTGAAGAAGCGAAAAAAGCAACTAAAGAAAAAAAATAAAAAAAACAATTCTCCCATAGGGTCATTGGATCCTATGGGAGATAACTACCTATGCTTTTCTTTTTTTACCATAGATACGTACATGGATGTAGCTATGTAAGTAATGAGCATAGTTTCCTAGTAAGAATATGGACATTAGTTTTAAGAAGCTACCGAATAGTAATACAAATGTAGCTGTATTGATATTGCCGGTATTCCATAAGACTACATTGTATGCCCATCTTACCATAAATTGTGGATCAAATACTGATCCTAGAATAATAACCGACACTAGTAATAGTGTTAGATAGTAGACAACCAAGTTAGGTCTAAACTGTGTCTCTAATCTTTTCATTTCAGTTATTGTGAATAGCATATTGTACCTCCTGTGTGTAAAAACTATATCGCTATATCACGTTTATAATATATAATAGAGGTTTATTTTATGAGAATCTATTATCAAATGTCAACTAAGAATACTAGCTTCTTAAAGATGCATCAGTATTTGAAGGCTATTGGTATAAAGAATAATAAATTCATGCTTGCTTTGTTAGATCCTGATCTTGCAAGTATTGACCCACATGATCCTAACTTGAACTCCTATTATAAGGGGAAAGTGTTAGCTGAATGTATGGTTAACTTCTGGTACTTCGCTAGGGAAGTATGTAAAGTACCAGATCAAGGTGGTAGTGGTAAAGGTATTCCATTAGAGTTACATCGTGGCAATATGGCTCTATTCTTCTGCTCCATCTATAATATGAATATCTTCTTGGAGTTACCTCGTCAGCATGGTAAAACATTATCAGCAGACGTTAGATATCTCCACTTATTTAACTTTGGTACATCTAACTCTACTATTGCATTCATGCATAAGGCATTAGATGGGTCTAAAGATAACTTACAAACTCTTAAGAACTTACGTGAGTGTTTACCTCCATATTTACGTATGGATCAAACATTCTCTAGAGATGGTAAGAATGCTAAAGTATCTGATACAGTATTGCGTCTTGAGCATGCTGTTAATAGAAATAAGATTATCACTGTAGCATCTGCTCGTAATAAGACAGCTGCACAGAATACATTACGTGGTAAATCTATTCCATTACTATGGGGTGACGAATGGGGATTTGCACCATATAATGAAACAATCTATCTTAACACAGTTCCTGCATTTAAAAGAGCTGCTGATAATGCTAGAGCGAATGGTGCACCATATGGTATCTTATTCACTACAACTCCAGGCTTCTTAACAACCACTGAGGGTATCTTCGCATATCAAATGAAAGAAGATGCTGTACCATTCTCTGAGACTTGGTATGATAAATCATATCAACAGATTATGGATATAATGAACTCTAATACCAAATCTACTTTTGTATATATCAAGTTTAGCTATGCTCAACTTGGTAAGACTGAAGAATGGTTTAAAGAGATTTGTAAGACAATGAATAACCGTTGGGAAGACATCCGTCGTGAAGTACTTCTCGAATGGTCTCAAGGGTCTGATAACTCTCCATTTACTTTAGATGAATTAGAAACTGTATCTCGATTAACTAAAGATCCAGATTCTGTCATTGAAGTATTGGGTGGTAAATTCCAAGTTAATCTATATGGTAAGATTGACTACGGCAGGAATGGATTACCAATAGATCCACCAATAATTGGTGTCGACGTATCAGGTGGTTATAGACGAGATAGTTCTGCAATCACTATTATTGATAGTAAGACTACTAAAGTTATTGGTACTTTTAAATGTAACTATATTAGCCAGATTGAATTAGCCAAGATTATAGTTGAGCTAGTTCAAAAGTATATGGGTAATGCTGTAATCAATGTCGAACGAAATGGTGTACGAACGCACTGCATAGGTAGAAATGCTTATGTATCAACAGGGTTAATTGCTTTGACACATGTGGAGAAAAGTTATCTCCCACGTTTAGCAGCGAAAGCTTCTAATATACATTAGAAGAGACGTTCAACGATCATCTCCTGACGGGAGAGTAGAACCGCAAGCGATTGGCGGAGGAAAAATTCTGGCCTCAGCAAGTAATGTTGGAGGATGACAAATGATCTAGTCACGTCCTGTAATGGGAGTGGATGCGAAAAAACGCACGAGTATAGAGTAGCGACTATATTTAAATACTGACGGGTTCGGGGCATCGGTTATAGCTTTACTTAGAAAAGCTGGACTTACTAAGAACTTATACTTTGAGCACAAAGAAAAGATCATCGAAGAGAAATTCGAAGGTCCTGGTGCTATTAAGAAAACTAAAGCATTAGTTAAAGTTTATGGTCTAGACTCTACTAAGAACGTACGTGAACTCTTAATGGAAATCTTAAGAGAGCGTATGGATAATCATAAAGATAAGTTTGTTACTAGACAGTTGTATGATGAATTCATTGGTCTAGAAGTAAAACGTAATGGTAAGATTGAGCACTCTGCTAATACTCATGACGATTTAACTTTCTCTTATCTCATGGCATTGTATGTATGGTATGAAGGTAAAAATCTTAAAGAAATCTTTGGTATTACTAAACAAGTACTCAAGACTGATGATAACGTAGATGATATTATCTTTGACGTTGGTGTAGAGACAGTAGAAATCTATGATGAGATTCATCAGATACAAGTTGAGATGAATAAAGATGACCCTGGTGATATTACTCCAATGGAGAAATTCAAAGCCATGGTCAAAGCCCAAGGGATTACCTATCAAGAATGGGAGAAAGCTGAACGAGCTAAAGAAGATGCTGCTCTAAAAGAAGCATTTAGAAATCCTGAGTTCTTGAAAGCTTATGCATATAAGTATAATATGTCTAAAGAAGCAGTGGATCAAATCCGTAATGAAGTAGCTAATGAGTTAGATCCATCTGCATTTACATCTATCTATAGTTTAGATGATCCAAATGTCAATACACATCTCTCTGGTAACCTTTCTAAGTTCTATGATAAAGTTTAAAAATTATTTAACTAGTTACAATATAGTAAATTTTATACAAACTTTATTTTTGTAAGGAGGAGCCATGTTCGGATATAGCATGGGTAGTGGCTATGAGTTAGCCAACGAACACCAATTGTCTGAAATACTGGCAAATTTTAGTAGCGATTATATTTATGATATCATTTCTGATCAAATCAATAAGCGCTATGAATTTGCAATAGTACCAAAACCAAATATTGTAAACACATTTAAATCAAACTTTGATAATATCCGTGCAAACTTCCCTATGGATGTCGAGAATACTAATGCAGTAGAAGGAGACACATATCGGAACGTAATCGATATTATCTGTAATAACTGCAATGTATCTTTCGATACTACAACGGATGATAATATTTATCTTATTGCTGCTGCATTGTATGACTTCTTAGTCTGTAGCTTCAATAAACACATGGTTGACTTTATCATCAATCTAATTATCAAAGAACAAGACTCTATCTACTCTGCTTTAGAGCTAGAAGAGTCTAAGAAGAATAAAGATAGCTCTACGATCTATAATCGTAAGACTATGGAGAATACTAAGCTAGCAGTAATCAATGCTAACTTACCACAAGTTCTCCAATATATTGCTACATTAGATATTGATATGCTTACTCTTCTTCAAAGTTGCTATCATCAACCCATGGTTGACTTGTTGGTTAACAATATTGGAGAGAATGTAAATATCTATAATACTTTCATGAAAGAGATCTTGTCTAATGAATACTTCTTACCGGAGTATATTACTGAGATACGTCTACGTATTCAAAGTGTAGGTTAATTATGGAAAAGAAAGAAAACAATATCAGCATTGCAACAGGGTATGATAAACCTACCTATAAACCTGATATTAAAGTAACAGATGAAATGACAGAGGCTACTGCCTTTGATCAAGATATTATTTTAGATGAAGATGATGAGGAGATTTAAAATGGGATCTAGAGAAGACGTTAAATATGTAAAGAATATTGCTAAAGATGCAACTGGTTTGACTGAAACTGAGATTGCTGAATTGGAAGCAGTATCTGAAGAAGATATTGCTAACTTTGAAGAAATTGAAGTTCCTACACCGATTATTCCAGAGCATTTACCAACTGTAGATGAAATCGAAATGATGGAAAAAGTTGAGGTACTTCCTGAGGAGGATTTGGCTGATGCCGCATTTCCCAAAAGCGAGGAAGGAAGCTTGGAAGGACTTCAAACAAACACTGAAAGTGTTGAAGAACCAAGCGGAGATCTTAGCACCAATGGAGTTTCCAGCAGCAGTGAAGATGATAGCAGCAGTGAGGAATTGGAGAAAATTCTAGAAGAGTTTGATACTATACAAATCACTGTAGAAGATGTCAAAGCTCAAAAGAATGAGTCTGATGAATTTAAAGATATTGAACTCTCTGATGAAGTATACCAAGATCTTATTCATACATATGCTTCTCTTCAAAATGATCCAGAGTCTGATGTATTGATGTTATTGTCTCCACAATCCAAGCAAGAATTCTTAGTTCAAGCTGGTAAACTTGGAGTGAATACTAATGACTCCACTATCTACAAATTCTTCATTGAAGGATTCATTCGTGAGATCTGTGGTAATGCATTCTTAGATAAAGGTCATAACTTAGTAAACGAAGCAGTTAAGAAAGTAAATGAGTCTACAGATGCTAAAGAGATGGCAGTCTTATTAGAAGACTTCATTCAAGAATCTTATGAAAACCGTATTACTAAGATGAATGAAATCATGGATGCTGTAGATGATCCTGAAGTACATGAGCATTGTATTAAGGTATTGAATGCTAATAATGATGCTAAAGAATATGACTTCATCTATAAAGCATTAGAACGCAAGCCTTCATACTTCAATATCGGTAAATCTTTCAAACACCAAAGCCGTAACGTTGATGCTATTCATAATGCATTAGCTCGTATGAATATTAAGAATACAACTGTTGGTGTATTCGTTGATGCTATTGATGAATTCACTGGTCTTGAAGTTGAGTCTATCAATATCTTCTCTATCCTAATGGAAGTATTAGCAACTAATACTAACTTCAGTGATAAGATTGATATGATGCGTCTATATACTATGATGCTTCTATTAAATGGTGCACTTCATTCTATGAAGACCAAACATGAAGTATCTGGTCTATTCCAAGAGGTATCTTACAACTATCAACGCTTATGTGAAACTATCTCTACTGGGTTCAAAGCCTATGAGGCTGGTTTAAGAGCACAAGCTATCGCTCCAAAATCTCCTAAAACTAAAAAACGTAGAAAATAATTATAGACATATGAATAATGGTTTACCCCAATGGTGAAAAACCATTGGGGTCATTATTTATAATTCTATTTTTTCTAAAAGGAGAAAGTATTATGCCTGATACTGAAGTACTCGGTACAACTGTTGATCCTAAAGCTACAGAAACTGTAGGTAAGATTGATGGTGTTTTCCGAGAAAACGCAGATAAAAAAGGTACTGGTACTGTCACATATACTGACGGCACAGTATTGAACTTCGTTAGAGATGCATTTGACCATACTGATGAAATGGTTAAGAAAGTATTAAAAACTGACAAATACAAATATGTATCCCCATTTGAAGTAGCTAAAGCTCAAGGTAAAACTCTTGATGAACGCTGCTACGTTCCTGGCAAGCTAGGTGGCTTGATGGAATCTGCAATTCAAGAAACTGCAGTGGCTATTAAGATTACTTATGGTCCAACTCTTAATCTTGAATATGAAGATAAGAAAGAAGCTATTGATATCTTAGTTGATGATGAAGGTAATATCCATGGTGATGCAGATGACTTCAATACAATTAAAGCATCTGGTTACTATATCTTACAAAAACCTGAAGAAGTTATTGCTCAAAATCCTCAAATTGCTGATGACTATAAGAAAGCAATGACTCGCTTAACTAAAACTCAAATTGAAGACGTTACTCTAGATAAAGAAGGTTTCATTGAAATCTCTTATGCTGATGGTGCTGTTGTTAAATTTGATAAATCTGGTAAACTTGTTGACGACAAACGCTCTAAAGAACCAGAAAAACCTTATGAAGATTATGCTGATGCATTGAAAGCTAAAATCTTAGCTGAAGTTAATAAACACACTGTAGATGAAAATGGTAAACCTGTAGAAAATACAAACAAGATTGCTATCATTGAATCTAAAGATGTTGGTAATAAGAAATTCACTTTCGCATTTGCTGATGGTTCTGAAGTAATTGCTAAAGAAGGTCGTATCATTTCCGATACTCGTACATTTGGTCGTCGTTACCAATCCGTATATACTGAAATGATCTACAAATACACTGAACTTCTTGATGTAGCTACTGACTACTTCCATGAAGATCCTGAAATGACTGAAATGGAACAACGTCAAGCTGCTGCTCGTAAGATTATGAACTTGCCTAAAAACTTGCTTGAAAAATACACTGCTAACCGTGCAATGAAACAAGCTCGTGTAGGTCACTCTCAAAACTCTGCTAACTCTCTAGGTGGCAGAACTTCTACCGACCGTCTTATTGAGACTCTTACAGCTCAAAAATGGACTGGTAAATAATAAAATATCATGGGGAAGGTCTTAACGGCCTTCCTCAATATTTTTCAACATTATGGTAATTTAATAATAATATTTTTATAAATGGAGGTAACTAAATGGCAATTGATAATGTAATTGACCCTACTAACTGTAATCCTTACTCTACAGCTAGTGGTGACAACAAACGTGCTTGCCCTAAAGGTAATATGGTAGACATTAAGGCTGAAATTCGTCGGTCTTTGTTAATATCTTTCGTATTCTCTAATCCAGATGACAACTATAAAGTTCTTCTCTCTGAAGGCTCTAAAGAAATCTGGGAAATTGATTATGTAAAAGACGGTGAATTGAAACGTGCTGCCGGTAAAGTACGTAATTTTGAATATTGGACTAATAAACACATTGGTCTATCCACTTATTCTGCTAATGGTGTAATCCAACGTGATGAGAAAGTTGTAGTTAAATTCGATGCTTCTATTGACTTCAAAAACCAACTTATCTCTATTGACGTTCGTAACATCCGTGGCTTGAAACCAGCTGGTGTAATCGAAGACTCTGAATTGATTCAGGATTCTGCAGCTAACTTCATTAAAGTATCTAAGAATGCTTACAACTTCCTTAAAGTTGCATACCCTAAAGAGTTTGCTACATTAACTAAGTTAGATAATGCATTGAATACTGATGATACAGAATATACAGACTACATGTTTGACGGTGCATTAGCATTGAATGAATTGGCACCATTGAACTTGAAGAAAGTTAAATCTGCAAACTACATGTTTAGAAACAATGAGAACTTACGTCAAGTTCAATTGACTACTTCTGATGCATTGGCAACAGCCAAAGGTATGTTTGAAGGTTGTTCCAAATTGGAACAAGTTGAAATCACAACAGCTGGTTTGCAAAATGCTGAAGCTATGTTTAAAGGTTGTCAATCTTTGAAAGCATTGAAACTAGATGTATCTTCTTTGACTAACGCAAAAGATATGTTTAAAGATGCTACTGCATTGACTACTCTTCGTTTGAAAGGTAAATTAGGCACTGGTCTTGACCTTTCTAACTCTCCATTGGACAATGACTCCATTGCATCTGTATTGGCTGCTATGAGTGAAAATGGTCCTGATGAAGATAAAACAGTTCGCTTCAAAGGTGATATCACTGTTAATGGTGCATTAAAAGCTATAGCTGATGGTGCAATCAAAGCCGGTTGGGTATTAACTGGTCTTACTTATGGTGAAACTACTGAAGATGCTCAAGATGATAAATTGAGTAAAGATATTGTAGATTCCTATGAAGAAGGTAAGAAAGAAGATACTCCTAAAGAGAATGAAGCAACTCCTACTACTGGTGAGGAAACTCATACTGAGACTCCTGTAGTAACTCCAGGTGAAGAAACTCATACAGAACAACCTGCTACTGGTGAAGATACTCATACAGAAGCTCCAGTTAATACTGAAACTCAACCTGCTGCTCCTACTACAGGTGAAGATACTCACACTGAATCTCCTGTAGTAACACCAGCACAACCTGAAGCTCCAGTTGTAACACCAGGTGAAGATACTCATACAGAGCAACCAGCTACAGGTGAAGAAACACACACTGAACAACCAGCTGCTCCAGTTGTAACTCCTGCACAACCCGAGGCTCCAGTTGTAACACCAGGTGAAGAAACTCATACTGAATCTCCAACAACTGGTGAAGATACTCACACTGAACAACCAGCTGCTCCAGTTGTAACTCCTGCACAACCCGAG